ATGAAGGGTTTTGTGCTGACGTTGTCGTTACTCATGTTATCCGCTAACGCTATGGCTGCCGGGAAGATTATTACGGTCAGTAAGTTTGAGTTTGGCAAACAATGGGCATTTAATCGCGAAGAAGTGATGCTGGAGTGCCGCTCAGGTGATGCTTTGTTTGTGATAAACCCAAGCACGTTAGCGCAATATCCGCTAAATGATGTCGCAATGGAACAGATGAAGTCGGGTCATGTTCTGGCGAAACCATTAGATGTGCTGCTATTAGATGACAGTGAGAAACCCGGCCAAAAGATGAGTTTGGAGCCTTTTCAAAAACGCGCTATGACATTATGCCAACAGTAAATTTGAGTACAAAACCTAGGTGTTTATTAGTATTAATCGATGTTTAACAGACAATTGCCTTTCTTAGCATGAGCACTGATTTTTTAGCGCCTAAATTAGTTTGCACCCGTTATTAATTACTTCTGTTGCTAAGTTGGCGAAACACATGTACTCGACTACGCTTAAGGAGTACGGCTGAATAAGCCTACGTTAATGCCAACTTTTAGCGCACGGCTCTCTCCCAAGAGCCCTTTCCCTAGACCGAATATAGGAATCGTATTCGGTCTTTTTTTAACTTATTGATTTTAAAGGTGAATTTTGGGGTTTATCGAAATTTATCGAAATTTTATCGAAATCTGATATTCGGTCTTTTATAGCATCACGTATTCTTTTCCTCTGGTATCAAGATATTTATCAGTCATTTTCTCCGATTTATGCCCCAGCAATTTCATCGCAAATTCCTTACCTTTTTCCTTTTCATACAGCCGTCCAGACAAACTTCTGATCTCATGAAATGTTGGTGGACTCTCATCAAAACGAAAATCTGTTCCTTTTCTCGCCGTTACGAATTTCTTTGTCAGGCTATCTGGATGTAGTGATCCATCAGGGCTATTTTTCCGGATACCGGCACTTATCATAAAATCTGTTTTACTGGCTAATCTGCATCTTTCAATCACGGAGCTAAGACGTAGGCCAACGGCTTTAAGCTTAAGATCTAAGGGCAGGGAGATCATGGCTCCGGTTTTTCCCTGATCTATCTGTAATCTGCCATCAACAATCTGGTCAAAGCGCATCAATGTTAAATCCTCACGCCGTTGGCCAGTCACCAGCGCCAGATCCATTGATAGCCCAAACCATGCCGGTAATGTGTTAGCAACATTGCGAATGGCAAGATACTGATCCAGCTCCAGGCGCTCACGTTTCACCACTGGTTTAGCTGAACGTGTCGGTGTCACCGGGTTGTTCTCTATATGACCTTCAACAATCGCTTCTCTAAATATATCTGACAGAACCGATCGCATGGTGGCAGCCATAGTCTTTTTATCTTGCGCTACCCAGAACTCCAAAAACTCAGCAACATGGCGCGTGCTGATTTTTGTTAATACATTGCTGCCCAATTTTTCGCTGATCATGGCTATTTGTCCCTTGCGAACTTTGTATGTGTTTTCCGCCAGCTCTCGGCGTTTATAGATGACGTCATACCGTTTTAACCATGCTGCCAGTGTGTACTCCTGCATGCCTTTGAGCTTTTCTAGTAGCGCGACAGGAGTGTAGTTTTGTTCAATGAAATTATTGGCTTCAATGGCTTGGGATATGGCGTCTCGCCGGGCAATTTTGCCGAGAGATAATTCCTTTCCAGTTAGCGGGTTGCGCCAATAGAAAGTTTGTTGAACACGCCTAAAGGTGAGGTTTTTGGGCAAATTAGCGTCATACTTTCCCGGCCTTTTTGCCATAACCCATCTTCTCCAATATTGGCGGTATCGTAGAATGTGAAATATTCAGCGCTTTCGCCATTCTGTAGCTTTTGGGCTGTATATAAATGGCACCAGGCCGCACGCGATATTGTCTGCCGTGTTTTTCTGCTGCAGGATAAAAGTTACCGTTTCTGGCCCAACGTTGGAGTGTTTGAATCGTCGGCTTGTCAGTCGTATACGTTTCATTACACCATTCGGTTAATGTCATTAATTTAGCCATTGGTCATACCTCGATATGACCGGTCAGCATAGTAACGCGCTGACCGGTTCGGTTTTGATTTTTAAAAATCAGTTAGCGGACGGCTAACGAACGTTCGCCAGTTTCAAACTTGGCACCGGCTATCAATAGGCCCTCATTCAAGGCAGCTTTGATTTCATCGGCTTTTGGGGTTGTGATAATTTGCACCTGAGAAACGGAGTCTACATATTCATCAGGCAACAAATTCACATCGGTGATGACGAGTTTTTTTGCCCCTTTTCGGGCAGTAAAGGTATTGGACGCCGTTTTGATCGAGTCTTTACCGGCCTGAATCATGCATTCCAATATATATTTACGGTAGATCTCAGCCTGATTATCAAAACTTTTCTTGCGTGCACTCATCCGTTTGGCTTCGTTGGCGCATATCTCTGCCTGACCCTGCGTGTTACGAACCAATGCCATCAAAGCATCAAACTTATCTTCCAGCATGCCCTCAATGCCAGAGAGTGTATCAGCGACCATTTCGGGGGTGAGTTCATCACCGCTATCGGCCATTTCCTGCAATTTTCGGTAATCAGTGGCTAATGATATGGCGCTTGTGCTCATGCCTTTTCTCCCTCAGTGACAAATTTTGCCAGGCACTCATCTTTGATTTGATTCAAACGGGTTAGGCGTCCGGTCAGATATTTGACGTGCTCATCATCATGGGATGATTCAGCATTCTTGAGATGAACCCCGATGGTGCGTGTTAGTGAAGTGCTGATTTTTGTCACTTCATTCGCCGTGACTGCTGTTTTCATCGTCTCGGTATTGGCTTTGAATTTGTCATCTAACTCTTTACGTAGACGAACCACATCATCAGCTTTAGTGCTGGCATTTTTAATACCGAACTCAATATTATTGTCGGCGGTGTATTCAGCATCATCAAACAGGCCCATAAACACATCAGCGCTGAAACCAAGCTGTGCTAATGCTTTGGTCGTGGCGTCCGTTAGGCTTTTTTTGCTGACTTCATCGTCACAAATGAAACCGTTGGTACTCTGATAAATATGCTTGGTATGACCAAAAGCAGGGAAGCGGCCCCGGCCTCCTGCGTGTTGGTACCACAGTTCAATCCGCATAGTGTGATTGGATGTCCGTAGAATGGTTCCATCCCCATCACGCATTGGTTTACGCCCGATTTCTCGATTGTTGCTATCCAGAACCGACTCCATAAATGGGATGCCGGGTATAAATTCTTCACTGATAATATCCACGCCCCAGCCGCTACCAAAGGGGCCAAAAATCTCCGTGGCTCTCATTGTCTGATAGGTAGGATTGATGCTGGTCACAGAGCGAATGACTTTGCCATTTTTGGTAGTGTCTTTTCGCTTGGTACGCGCTGGATCGGTGCGCTGTACTGATTTCCAGATACTTAAATTATCCTGAGACTCTTTTGGTAACTTAGAGATATCCTGATCAATCTGTGATGCACGTTGCTGGAACTCATCTGCAGCAAGAAGCGGTAATTCAGGCTCTATCTGCTCGCGGGTATGTGTCTCGGCATTAATGCTCGCTGTTTCATCATTAATGGTGCTATTGGCAATGTTCGATGCATGATTTGGTTGTTCTGTTGCGCCTTTTGGCTCTTTTGTATCAGTTTTTGGTTTTTCGATTGTACTGGTATTCACCGGTGAATCGTTGGCTGCACCGGTCAAGCCATCAACGCTAAATTTGCCATCGCCAAGGTTTGCTACTTTCACATCATCGGCTTTGATTACATCAAGCTGTAAACACTGATTGATATAGGTTTTCAGCTTGGCTGGGTCTTTATGAATATCCAATTCAGCACCGCGGATCATTGCAAATAAATCATCACGGGTAACATCCAGTATGGTTGGAATGACTCGTAAAGCAGTCGACCAGCGACGCCACGCTTCATCGCCTTTTGCTACTTTTTCTTTAGCACCACGATAAATAGAAGGGGGTACTTCCCAAACGTCATAATCTCCGGGGAACAAGGCACAGGCAACTTCAACATCTAGCGAAGCATAATCATGCTTATAGCCGCGCTCATGATTGCCTGTAGGGGAAGAATTGGTTGGTTCATTAGCTTGGCTGGTAGGGTGTTCACGCTCATCCGGACGGGACATAATCCACTTTTCAGCAAATTTATTGACGTCAGGCCATGACTTAAAGGGGGGCGTGTGGCCCTGAATATCATCAATCAACTGGGCCAATGAAGTAATCAACATGTGTTTAATTTGGGGTAGGCGCGGGAGACCATCAATTATTGCTCGATACAAAGGTTCCGATTCATCGTCATTAATTAAGTCATAAGCATTTGACAATAAATGGCTATCTACTGTTTCTGGTTCTACCCCGTATAACAAGATATAAGCAACTCTCACGTCTATTGGTAAATTGAATATATCCTTTATGTTTTCAATTTCATCATTATTTTGAATAGGGATAGGTTCAAATTCTTTAGACTCATCGTTCCACTGATTATGCTCCATCCATTCAGTGCTAAATATGGCATTATCATCAGAGTCATCATGAACTGGTGGGCGAGGGGAGCCGACACGATCAGCACAAACTTTAGGCGCAAAGAAATTACCACTTGAACCGGGGAATTCACCCTCTAATAACATGGTGGATTTCATTGTTGCCATTTTTTGATTTTTGGCATCAACAGTAATTGCCATGGCGACAGCACCATTTGCCATGGCAGATTTTTTGGGTAGAAACCCACATATAAATAAGCTCATTGGTCATTCCTCGCTAATTATTTTTAATCTGATAATAACAATCGGTAAATTCGATTAATTTATCGGTTGGTAATACGTGTCTTAAAGACTCAGAATCACACTTTTTAATTTGCTCTAAGGCGAGAGAAATTAAATCACGTACATCAACAGATCCTGTTTCAATAAGGTCCGTAACTGTTCCCATAATGGCATCAGAGCTTGCTCCAACCTCTACTAGTGCTGGAGATTTAGCCGTATTAACAATAGTAATAGAATCAGCCAGGATTCTTAATGTTGTCTTTTGCATAAAGATCCCTATATAATTTTGGCGTCCAGTGGTGGAAGCCATTGGTCATACCTCGCTGGAGTCGGTTTGGTCGCTGACTCCGCCGTCACCGGGACGTTAAGCCGGTAAGATAGTCCGCCTTGCGCGGGCTTTTTTACATCCCCAAAGCAGAATGACAAGAATGAGTTGCTGTCACTCACGCTATTTAGCAGCGTTTTACCCACTTTAATTAGCTGAGATTGATGACTGTTTCACGGTGTTAGCTACTAAAGTTAATGTTTTTCCTGAGGTGCTAAATCATTTACAAATTTTGATAGCAAAGCGATTAATAACAAATCACGGACTTGTTTCTTACCGAGACTAAAATTGGCTTCAATTGCTTCATCTTCACCAATGCCAATATAATTTTTGGCGGCAGCTTTAATTGCGCATCCCATACAATGGTAATCACCCAACGTTTCACCATTAGGTAATACAATAGATGCGGCAGGTAATTTTGAATTTGTATTTTTAACTGCATACCCGATGATTTCATTATCTGTTGATAATTGAGCAACAGCATCATGAAGTGGTTTAATAGATAATTTAATTTCTTTAAATTTCATTGGTCATACCTCGTTATTTTTGATGAATAATGGCATCGACTGGATAACAGTTGCCGTTGAATAACCTATTTTCGAAAATTACTTTTTCACATTCTTGTTGGGTGTCATAAACTTCATAGACAATATCTCTACAAATTTCATGAGCAGGGCATACCGATACAACTAAAGCGAATAGTAGTTGCTCCATAAACTTCCTGAATATTAAGGGTTAAATTATCTCGGCAGTTGCTTTCCCACCATCAGTAATTTTTAGATAAATCGATTCGCAATAAGGGCAAGTCGCCAGTGAATCCCAAACTGTGTTATCTATTCCTCTGCGTGTTTCAATTTCTTTATTACATACTGGGCAGCTAAGAGTGATGAAATTCACCCCCTTAGCTTTAGCTTGTGCAACGTATTTACTGTGGTCATCCAATAGTTTTCCCATCGTCTATCCCTTTTTATCTGCTTTCAGATTGTCAGAACTTGCTTACCTAAGCGGCTGTTGTGCCGTTGATAGGATGAAAGTTAATTTAAACTAACAACAAATTCAACGTTAAATTTAAATAAACTTAACTTTAGGTGTGTGAAATAACATAACAAATTGATTCTATTGAGTATTTATTTTTTGAGGTTTTTTCTTGCCTGTAATAGTTCTTCAAAAAGTCTATTAAGACCATCAACTTTAAGCCGAAGATCGACCAAATGTTGCTCTTTCTCTGACTCAGGAAGTGCGGCAAACAATTGAATTAATTCAATTTCTTTCTCATCGAGTTCTGGTGGGCTTTTTACTGCTGGGAGTGGGGATTTATCAGTATCACCGAAAAGAATCCATGTTGGTGAACACTGCAAAGCAGAACTTAGGGCAAACAAATTCTTACCTGTCGGGGAACTATCATTACTTTCCCACTGTGAAATTGTGACATGCGACACTTTCACTGCCTTTGCAAGGCTGCGTTGGGTAAGTTGCAGCTCATTTCGCCGCTCTCTGATGCGTTCACCGGGATTTTTCATAGTTAGGTAATACTAAATTCTCTTGACTTAAATTTCTTGAACACATAGCTTGTTAATTAAAACTAACAAGGGGTGAAGTCACGTGTTAAAAAAAGATGCCATTAAGTATTTCGGAACAAAGAGTGCCTTAGCTAAAGCTGCTGGGGTTAAGCCGCCATCAGTTTCAGCTTGGGGCGAGTTAGTACCTGAAAAGCGAGCAGTCCGTTTGGAGAAAGCATCTAACGGTGAATTGCACTATGACCCTTTCAACTATGACAAGCCTATTACATCAGCTCAGTAAGAACTGATTTTTAAAAATCAGTTTCCACAAGGAGATAGCTGTGAAATTAAAACATGATGCCATCTGCGCGGAATTGCGTGGTTGGGCAGCGGAAACCAAACAGGAAATTGTAGCGGCAGAAATAGCACAGGCTTATTTCGCTTTGGGGGGAGGGGATCTTCCATTGACACCTGTTAACGATGAACACGCTACGCACAACAACAAGCAACGCCTATTCAGATGGATTGACAGTGACACGGACAGGTCAAGGACAAAAATCGCAGAGCTTACCCCAGCAATCCTCCGAGCATTGCCCGGAGAGCGTCGGGCCAGATTAGAAAATCCAAATTCAGTGAATTATCTAGCCGCACAAGCATTGCGAGATTTCTCGCTAGCCATGAGTGCAGTTTTTTTGGGCTGTTCTGATATGTCACAGAAGTTAATAAAAGCTACCGAGGCGATACATGCATTGATCCCAGTAACACAGCAGTTGATTGCATAACGAGGTATGACCAATGGCCAGATTTTCCAGAGAACAAGTTGAACAACAATTACGAGATGAACTGCAGAGGGCAGGGTTTACGGAATCCGTATCCAGATCAGCAGCAATTCAAGGAGGCAAGCATTACACCGAAGTACCTAATTCCACATTCTCAAGTGCTTTAGCTTGGGCAAAAACATACGCCAAACCTTACAAACGTATTCGGGATAAACCGGCGAAGAAAGTGGTTAAACCTAATAAGTCATGGAGGACACCACATGTCTAAAAAACTCACTTGGTGCAATGGCTATCGCTACGGAAACATGCCTATTACATCGAATATGGCACGGGTGGTTTTACGGCAAGTAGCACGCGAGTCCATGCAATGCCAACGGAGAGCATTTCACGCTCTTTTTAATATTAGTAACGCCAAATGTAACGTGTTCAGCGTTACAGAAAAGCACTGAATCGGGGTAGGTATGGCATCAAGTTGGATAAAAGTCGAAGTGATAACTCCAGATAAACCGGAGATCTTCCAACTGGCTGAAATCCTGAATATTGACCCGGATACAGTACTTGGAAAGTTAATCCGTGTCTGGGTCTGGGCTGATCAACAGACCATCGACGGTAACGCAGATGGTAACGCGGTCAGCGTTACAAGAATTGGCATTGACCGTATCACTTTTATGCCTGGCTTTGCTGATGCACTGATAACAGTTGGATGGTTAAAACATGACTGCGGGAAAATGTACTTTCCTGACTTTGATCGCCATAACGGAAAAGGCTCTAAAAAACGGGCAGTTACAAGCAGACGCGTTACAGAATTCAGAGATTCCAAGGCAAAAAGTAACGTCAAGGGTAACGCTGGTGGCGTTACACAGCAGGATCAAAAAGCGTTACCAGAGGAAGAGTTAGAAGAAGATAAAGAACTAAAAGATAAAACCCTATTGTCCCATGGCGAAAATAACGCCACAGGACCGAATGAAAATAATTTGCCTCCGAATCCCGAACTGGACCCCCAAGAGGCCGGAGGCAAAAACAAGCGGCATGAATACCCGCCAGAATTCGAGGCGGCTTGGTTGATATATCCCCGTCGACCGGGAAGTCCTGACAAGCACGGCGCTCTTAAAGCCTGGAATGCAAGACTGCGAGACGGCGTAACGACTGATGCGATGTTGGAAGGGGTGAGGCGCTATGCGGAGTTCGTCAAGGCGACGGGGAAAGCTGGCACGGAATTTATCAAACAGGCAAAAACATTTTTTGGACCGTCGAAGCATTTCGACGATGAGTGGCAAGTAAGTACAGGAGAAAATCATGTGGAATTCAGATTCAACCAGAGCGACCCACGACCGTACTCTGAGCAATACCTTAGTTGGGAACAACAACAGGGGATCACAGGCATGGAACCTATGGGATCTCATGATCAAAATCTACGCTAACCGCTGGACTGCGAAGAATGGCAATCGCCCGTCTGAACTGTGGGAGCGTCAGATTGACACAATGACAGGTGACCAACTCCAGCGAGTCTGCACTGCATGCATGAAACGTTGTGAATCTGGTAACTCTTGGCCTCCAGATTTTGCCGAGTTTGTCACTCTCGTTGCTGAACATGGCGGCGGTCATCTGGGCTTAACCGTGATTGATGTTCTCGCCGAGCTTAAGCGCTACCGGAATGAATTTTATAAATACAGTTGTGCTGAGGAATTCAACTGGCGCCACCCGGTTTTATATCAAATCTGCGTAGACCTTAAGCGCCTTGGAATTGAAAAAAGGCTTACTGATACCGGACTAGAAACACAGGCAGGTATCGAGCTGGCCAAGTGGCAAAAGCGCGTTGCTAGTGGTGTACCAATCCCTCCCATTCGCCGCCAATTGAAAACACCTGACCGACCATCAGGATTAACCCCGGCACAGCAACTAGCAGCAGGAAACCGATACGTTAAATAAGCGAGGTATGACCAATGGAAATTAACAACTGCAATAGTTTTATCAATGACAGTCGGCCAGTTATTGACGACAAATGTGATCATTCCTTATGCATTATTGATTCATGGGGCGCTGCTGCCCGGGCAAGGTGTCGAGCGCCTTATACGCCACCTCTTAAGCCGCAGAAAGTTGTGATTCCCCCATCAAAGGTTACAAAAGTAAAAAGGCCTAAAGTAGTCAAAAAATCTGATACGTCATCAGCACTGCGTCTAAAGGCGAGTGAGTTGGTAGCAGTGATGATTGGCAAAAATTTGACATACACCGGTATTCTTACCGCCCTTGAAAAATCGTATCCGGGCCACGGTATTACGTTACGTATGCTTCAAATGCGTATGATTGGCCTGATGAAATCACAACATGTTGAAATCACTCGTCATGAAAAACCGGTACCGGAATTCACATTGCACAGTGTCAGTGAGCGTTTTTATGTAGATTCGAAATTAAGGGCTAAGAAGCGTGCAAAAGGCGATTCTGATGAGAACTAAGCTAGTTCGAAACAAGTTTGTGTATAAAAAGATCGGCATGAAATATATGCATCGAACATTCCCAACCATGCCGCCAAATTCAAAGTTTTTGTTTTGGAACGCTGGTGATTATTACGGAAGGAAATACCGGAGGTATAGCTGAGTCATTGATAAGAAATAGCTGATATTCATACTTTTTATGTGGTTATATCCGTTTTTTGGAATGTGAAACTTTACTTAACAGAAGTGTGCATGAAATCGGTTGAATCAGGTCCCCAGTATGGGGTTGCAATATCATAAGCATAAGGTGATAGCTTAATGATTAATATGAAAAACTTGATTCAACATTTACCACTGAATGGTGCTGTTTTGATTCATTGCAAAAACGGTAAGATAGTGAGTATTAAACAGATAAGAGCAGATCAGTTTGTGGCTAGCTTACCTGCATTTATCGAACTGGCAGAAAGAGCAGGGTACATCGTTACAAACCCTGATATTTAGCGGTATAATAGCAAAGCCAGCCTGAACAACTGGCAACCTAAGCAGTTGTTGTGTCATCACCCTTGGGGGCAAGATGGCACAACTTTCATTTATCAAATCTGGCAATGAGACACTGACACCGGCCACACCCGATGTTAGAGATTTTCTGCATTATAAAGTTAAGCTGGGGGCTATTCTCACCGCTGATTTTAAGCAGGTTCGCAATCCGAAGTTTCACCGTAAATACTTCTCTTTACTAAATCTCGGTTTTGATTACTGGACACCCTCCGGTGGCACCATATCGCCGGAAGAAAAGAAACTGGTGCGCGGCTATGTAAACTATTTGGCTGAATACGCCGGTCATAGTGACACGTTGGAAGAGTTAGCCCGTCAGTATCTCGATACGTTGGCTGAGCAGCGAGCAGACCGTGTAACCCTCCTTAAATCCTTTGATGCATTCCGACGTTGGGCAACCATTCAAGCCGGTTACTTTGCCATTATTCAAATGCCGGACGGCTCCCAATTTAAAGAACCTAAATCCATTTCGTTTGCATCGATGGACGACACCGAATTCTCCGAACTCTACAAAGCCACTCTTGATGTGCTCTGGCAATTTATCCTGAACAAAACCTTTAGTACGCCAGCTGCAGCCGAAAATGCCGCCAGCCAGCTATTAAGTTATGCATAGGGGGATTTGTGGCTAATTTACGCAAAGAGGCAAAAGGGCGTGAGTGTCAGATAAGAATCCCCGGCATATGTAACGGCAACTCTGAAACCGTGGTTCTGGCTCATTACCGGCTAGCGGGAACCTGTGGCACCGCCATCAAACCACCCGATGAGCAGGGGGCTTGGGGATGCGGTGCATGCCATGACGAATGTGACCGGCGCACCCGTTTAATTGATAGTGACACTGCCCGTTTGTATCACGCCGAGGGCGTTATGCGCACACAGTATATTTTACGAAAGGAAGGGAAGTTATGAGAGCCGCACTGCAAAGCGTGCCGTCAGAGCAGCAAAAGCCAATGCTTGATATTCAATATCTATTAGAGCTTTGGGGGGCATGGGCTGCCAATGATAATAGCCAGGTGGATTGGCAACCTATTGCCGCAGGCTTTAAGGGGTTACTCCCGTATACCAACAAGTCACGGCCACAGTGTTGTGATGATGACGGTATTATGATTGATGGCTGTGTGGCACGGCTGAAAAAGTATAAACCAGAAGAGTATGAGCTGGTGATTTTGCACTATGTATATGGTGTTTCACTGCGAATGATAGCTAAAAGGCGTAAGTGCTCAGATGGGACAATCAGAAAAGAGATGCAAACGGCGCAGGGGTTTATTGGTGGGTGCTTGGCTATACTACACTCACATCGCTAATATTAAATTACTTTGCCCATCAAAAAATGATGGGCAAAAGAATTAATATGGTCTTTTCGAGTTTGATCGGAAAACTTTTTTACTAATCTCGGCAGTAAATATATCTTCATCAAGAAATGTTAAAAGTGCTTTTACTTCTTTCTTTGTACTTGGCATTGATATTTTTTCAACGCCATTCTCATTGTATGTTTGTAAGTCAAATTTTATTTTTTCTGCTGCTAATTTAAGAGTGCCAATATCATAATCATCAAGTATTTTGGATTTGTTAATTAGAGTTATTTTTGTTCTGATTACGGTGTCCGCAATTATATTCATATCAAAACCGTCTGCAAGCTTAAATGCTTCATGAGCACAGAAATCAGTTAAGTCTTTGTTTGTTGCCTCAGAGAAATAAATATCCATGTTAAATATGCTTCGTAGTTTCTGTAAGCTTTTGAATTTTATTTTCTTTCCGTGTATGGTGGCAACTAGCTTCTCGTCTATATTGAACCCCACAGAAGATGACATTGTGAAAACATTATTACTCAACCATAATGATTTTGACACATCAAGAATTTGACTTTTATTAAACGTCTGAAGTGCAATTTTATTACCATTTTTGGCATTTTCAACAGCCACAAATAATGCTTTAATATGCTCCATTGGAACAGTCTTTGGATCCCATACAGGTACAGCGGTACTTCTTTTTATCGCATCAATTAGTTCATTTGTTTCTGCAAAATCATCTAAATAGAAACATTCACTATAGCTGGGTTTATATCCGGCAAAAAATGAAATCTCAGTATCATTATGTGATTCAAATTTTGCATGTTGTTCATTAAACATCTTAACCAATTTTTGGTCAGTATCTTTATCAGTATCAATTCTCATTATACGACTAGCTGTATTTCTATCCATGACTGCGAATAATGGCATTATCATCACCTATTTAATATGTAAATACGTATAATCAGTAAGTTTTATTGTTTTAAAATCTTTGTTTCTAACATCTGTTATTACGTCTTCTGATATAAGAACAAAACCTACACCAGTATCATCCTCGGCCTCATAAAATTTGTAACCAAGCATAGATAGTAGAGGGTTGAAATTGTAATTTTCAGAAAAACTTATATAGAACAATAATGAAGCATAGAAAAATAAAGCATATTTCCAATCACTAGATATAGATTCAGTTCCAAGTAACGGGAATAAATAGCTCAAGAAGTAATTTGTAACCTCTTTATTTGCTGGCGAAATTGAATCTATATTTTTATTGAGTTCAACAAGATTTCTTTTTGCAAATCGAATGAAAAATATACAGGAGAACCAACTTAGTAAGCAAATTGTTACGGATGAATAAACCAACCACCGAGCATCTTTCACTAGCCCAATAAAAGCTAATGTAATACACACAGGTGCAATAGAGCTTGCTGTTAATAATAGCCGTGCGAATTTGTTCATGGCGGTAAACCTCTTTTAGGTAACTGTTTATTTATACAGTACACCTTGAGCGGGAGTAAACCAACGGCTAATTTTAGCATTCCATGCTCTACAGCTTTAAACATAAAATTATCTTACTAATAAGGACTATACAAAAATGCTAACGCGTACGCAAAAATAGTTATATTCTGATAAGAGTAGTAACTTAGTCATGTAGCTTACACACTTCAACAAACCTCGCTTTTTGCGGGGTTTTGTCGTTTTTTTCGCCCAGATAATCTGTAATACGCATAATTATCATGTAATTGTTGCGTATTTTCTTTTTGTTTCACACCCAACCCATCAGGGAGGGGGAGACTATGAAAATGAGCAATATAACAACAGCGGTCTCCTATACCGTGTCGGGTGGTAGTTTCATTTTTTGGGTAAAAGAGCTGATAGCTGGATTCACCCCTGATGAGTGGACAGTTATTGGTGTGCTTGGCTCATTATTTTTTATGGCTCTGACATTCTTGCTTAATGCTGGTGTGAAGATTTGGGACCGCCGCCACGGCTATAAACCGGATGGTGAGTGATGGCATCAATAAAAACCAAACTCAGCGTCGCAGTTCTTGGTTTAGTTATAGCCGGTGCACCAGCATCAATCATTCTCAGCCAGTTTCTTGATGAAAAAGAGGGTAACAGGCTGGTGGCTTATCCCGATGGGAAGAATATTTGGACTATTTGCCGTGGTGCCACGCGAGTTGATGGCAAACCCGTAGTGAAAGGGATGAAGTTAACTTTGGAGAAATGCGCTGCAGTGAATAAGTTAGAGGCAGATAAAGCCATTAGTTGGGTAAAGCAGAATGTCCGTGTCCCGCTAACTGATCCACAAATTGCCGGTATTGCTTCATTTTGCCCCTACAACATCGGCCCGAGTAAATGCTTTACCTCCACTTTTTATAAAAAACTCAATTCTGGTGACCGTAAAGGTGCATGCGCTGAAATCAAACGCTGGGTATATGACGGTGGTAAGGATTGCAATATTCGCTCTAACAATTGCTACGGGCAAATAGAGCGCCGCGCGCAAGAAAGTGAACTGACGTGCTGGGGGCTTGATGAATAAAGCCATTGGGATAGTCATTGCCGTGCTGGTGGTTATTGTATCAGTTCTACTTTTTAACAGTTACCGCCTCTCAAATAAGGTCGAAAAAGCGGGAAAGGCATTGAGTGATGAACAGGCTACCACTACGGCGCTGGGTAACATCATCGATGCATACCAGGCGAATGAATCCGCCAACCGAGCAGCCACAACTCGCCAGCTAGAAAACGAAAGGAAACTCCGCAATGAAAGTGAAGATCGGCTTAAGCGGTTTTTGGCGACGTCATCAGTTGATGAGTGTGCTATTCAGCGTATGCCTGACGCTGGCATTAACATCTTGCGCGAATAAGTCGGCACCACGTCCCTTCGCTACTTGCCCTGTGTTATTACCCCCAGAGTCAGCATTAACTGAATGCGAGGTACCGGACTTTGTCGGTACTACATGGGGTGATAGCGGGCTGTATGCACTGGTTTTGAAACGCGAGTTGCGGATATGTAAGGGGCGGCTCGATGAGGTTATTCGCTGGCGACAGAACGCTGGGAGAAAAAAATAATTGTAAATTGAGAGCCACTTGCACAACGGCTCTCAATCATTACAGATAATGCGTGTCAATATTGAAGTTTTTTGTCTGCAGTAGCATGGTTGTAGCTCATGATTAAATAAGGAAATCAAGCTCCCTATCTCATTGTAAAATGCTACCGCCTCCGGGGGGTTTGTTACTGCCATTACAATAGACCTAGCCATTGTGATGGCAACATACAAATTAAACGCATGGGCAGCACTTGATGGTAAGCCCCGTCTTTCCACATCCTACTTCCTTAGCATCCTCAAGAGTGAGGGTGCATGCCTTTTGATATAGACCAGTGGTAAAGCCCACTTTGTCTAACTTGCTTGTCAATGGATTAATACTCTTACATGAAGCTCTATGAATTCGAGTACATCGATCATCACTTTTTCTTCTTTGTGCTTTGGCGCTTTTGAGGAAGTTAACAACGAATCCATCCGGATGGTCTGCTAACCAATTTTGGTACATCTCTTCACTATTATTCTGAATCTCACTACTGAAAATAGGAATACTCATAATCTTCTCCATAGGTAGGTAATCCGGTATGAATATATAACAGGGCTATCTTATGACCAAACTAGATTGTGAAGAGATCGAATCGGCGTGCCAAGATAGCTTGATAATGTGCAAGCAAAGCCATCAGTAACACTTTCCAGTTTATGGGGTCAGTTCAAATAAGTAGGTGGCTTTTCTATATGGAGACGTGAAGGCAAAAGGCATGGCGTGGAACAAATAAGGAATCCCGGCACAGGTTGGTTTTTTATGCCCGTAGTAACAGCACATTTTCGTGCGCAAATCAGCCAAGAGCCTTTCGGGTAGAGTTTTAGATAGAAAGCCATTTTACAATGGCTTTCTGGAGTATTTACTCTTTTGAATTACTGAATAATTTTACAGGGCTCTGCAGAAGAATACTTTAACCCAAGCTCCCGGTCCTGTTGGCATAAATTTATTTTCTGCTTGACTAGCTGCATCAGTTTCATTATTGGCATTAAAAACACCATCCCATAGTCCAGAGTCTGTTGCATCACCGTGGGAACCACTACAAATGTATTGCTGAGATTTACTCTCTTTTGCATGAGAAGGTAATACAGTGAATACAGATAAGAAGCAAATTGCTGGTACTAGAATTTTTCGAAACGCAGTCAATATACTCATCTTTAATTCTCCCATTAATATCATATGTACAAAAAAATGCTGAGTAATAAATCAGCGCTTGTAACATATCACTACAAATTTATGACTATTTAAATTTTCCATAAACAGAATTACAGATAAATACGTTTTTTTAAAATTCTATTGCGCTAAATTTTTGGGCGATGATATCTGTTCGCATAATATCTCTAATAATTACAGATATACATGTCAATACTATTTATATTGATGATAATAATTAGCCTTAAAATACTAATCTTAATAAATAAAAAGAGGTGATAAATAGAATGGATATCAGTTGGTGATTGTGACTCACTGATGGTGAGTTAATGGTTATCTTGTTTGAAGATAAATGCGTAGCTAATCGAAATACGATAGCAATACAGATGGTATTCACTGAGTGTCATCTGTAATGCGCAAGCAAAGCCATCAGTAACACCTTCCGCCCACCTTGGGCATGGTTGCTGGTGGTTTTTTATTTAGGAAGGTGGGCGACCGCTGGTAGTTGTAGCTACTAACGGCCATTCATACCCACAGGTTAGGTCATGAGTACGAACCAAGGCCCACTTGCTCTCGAGAGCAGGGTCATAATAGTTGGAACTTGCAAAATGACCATAGAGAAAAATAAGAAAAGATTGGAGATAGTCTACAAACCTCTCAATTCGTTGATTGTTTATGTAAAAAACGCCAGAACGCACTCAACAGATCAGGTAAATGCGATTACTGCGAGTATTAAACAATACGGTTGGACTAATCCGGTATTGATTGATGAGAAGGGGGAGGTGATTGCTGGCCATGGACGTTTATTGGCTGCAGAACAATTAAATGCGAAAGAAGTACCAACTATCACTTTGGTTGGATTAACTGAAACAGAGAAAAAAGCCTATCGTCTTGCTGACAATAAATTGCCGCTTAATGCCGGATGGGATCAGGAACTATTAACACTAGAGTTGGGTGATTTATTGGCAGACAATTTTGATCTTTCTCTCACTGGATTTTCATCAGAAGAGATAGATCAAATGTTGAATGTCGATTTTTTGCCTGGTAACGAAAATGATCAGGGAAAGCTCGACCATCTGGATACCAAGCTTTGCCCACATTGTGGGGGTGTTCTATGACATCACTCATAGTGGATTGGGCCACTCATCAGGCAGCCAGCTTTGCATGCCTTAACTGGCATTATGCCAAAGCGGTACCAGTGGGAAAATTGGTAAAGGTTGGTGCATGGGAAGATGGGAAATTTATTGGTGTCGTTATTTTTAGCCGCGGTGCCAATAACCATATCGGGCAACCTTACAGCTTGCAGCAGGATCAAGTGTGTGAACTGACCCGCGTAGCATTACGGCAACACATATCGCCAGTTAGTCAGATATTGGCAAAAGCGATTAAATTTCTCGCTGATGTTTGTCCCGGTCTGCGGCTAATCGTTTCCTATGCAGATAAAGACCAAAATCATCATGGCGGAATTTATCAGGCTACCAACTGGATATATGAAGGACTATTTGGTGTAGGCACCTTAGGTGCTTTCATTATCAATGGTAAGAAAACCCACCCGCGCAGTGTTGCTGCTAAAGGGGTAAAGCAAAGCCTTGAATCTGTCAGACAGTATTTAGACCCCAATGCTCAAGAGTTCAAAACATCAGGCAAGCATAAATATCTGATGCCTCTCGACAAGCAAATGAAAAAAATCCTGCTTTCACGTCATAAACCCTATCCCAAGAGGGCATGACGATGGATAAGCCGACGCTCGATAAAGTCGAGGCATTGGCAGGGCGTGGATTAACGGAACAGCAGATAGCCGACACATTGGAAATCGACATTGATATTTTAAGGAAGGATAAATCAGCAATCTCACTTTACCGGCTGGCCGTTCGCAGAGGAAAAGCTAAAGGGATAGCGGATATATCCAATTCTCTGTTTATCAAAGCCAAGAAAGGCGACACGCGAGCCATGATTTTCTTGCTGGAGCATTTAAAACCAAAATGTGAGTAAAAAATGAAGAAGCCGGATTGGGAGGCGATAAAGCGCGAGTACTGTGCCGGACAACTTTCAATTCGGTCGTTAGCTGAAAAGCACGGTGTAAGTGATACAGCAATACGGAAAAGGGCTAAATCAGAAGAATGGGTTAAACCCGAAAAAGTTCGCACTACAAGTTCGCATAACTCTGGTGCGAACCAAAACGCGAACCTGCGAGCCAAAGCTAAAAAATCAATTTCTCCAATTGAAAATCAAATCGATCCAAATTACTCACCAATTGAAAATCAAATTGAAGAAAGCTGCTCTATCGCCAGTAGATATGGGCTAAACGATATGCAGGCAAAATTTGTCAGTGAGTATTTAATTGATTTGGATAAGACAGCAGCTTATAAACGGGCCGGATATAAATGTGAGGGACTAACCGGTGCTGCCGCTGCCCGTCGGTTGTATCGCCATGTATCGGTAAACAAAGCCATACGTGACTCAATGGAAGCCAGAGAGAAACGGACGCACATCACGCAGGACGCTGTTTTAAATTGGTGGTGGGATATTGCCACGGCCAACGCCAACGAAATTTCAGAGTTTCGTCGTTTATGTTGCCGTCACTGCTGGGGGATTGAGAATAAATACCAGTGGATTAACGAGCAGGAATATCAGGAAGAGTCAGAGAAAAGAACCGATAACGGAAAACCTGCGCCATTGGATGATGGCGGTTACGGTTTTGACAGTACGCTCGATCCTAATCCAGATTGCCCACGTTGTAATGGTGAGGGGCAAGGTAGGGCGCATTTTCATGATTCGCGGGATTTATCAGTTTCCGCTCTTCGCCTTTATGCGGGTGTAAAGCAGGGCAAATTTGGCTTAGAGGTGATTACCCGCAATCAGGACGACGCGTTGAAAATGGTCGGTCAACATTTGGGTATGCTGAAAAATAAAACCGAAATCAGCGGCCCTGATGGCGGTGCCATTAACCAGGTGAATTACACGCCAGAAGATTATGCAAAAGCACAACTGGTGCTTGAGAGTAAATTGCCGGATTTGGATTGACGTAGACCCATCAAACGCGCTTGCCAGCTTCACTGTAAGCTTCTTCACGATCCCGTTTACCCACGGCTACCACAAAGACGGTGATTTTTTCGTCTTGAACCTGATAAATCAGACGGTATCCGGCGCTGCGTAGCTTTATTTTGTAGCAATCAGGTAAGTCGCGCAGTTTATTGGCTTCAACACGCGGATTTTTAATGACTTCGAGTAGCTTTTTCTTAAATTGCTGACGTACGGTATCGCCGAGTTTGTGCCATTCCTTTAGCGCCCGGCGATCAAAATCAAGATTATAAGTCATCCAGTGACACCCTGACTGGTTGCGGATTGGCTAAACGTTCTCTGACTACGGCAACCAGAGCTTGATCTTCATCGGTCAACAACACTGATTTAAAGGGCAACTTGCCACTTTGAGCCACGTACTCCAGTGTCTGGCGCAGTAAATCAGAGGGGGTGACGCCCAGTTTTTCCAGTACCGCATAAGAACGATCTTTTAAGTCATCATCGATGCGAATATTAATGTTACCCATATTTGAACCTCATTAGTGTAATGACGAATGTGATTACAATTGTCATTTTGTCCCTATTGAATAAAAAGTGCAAGGGAATAATGGCGATAAATTACCCTAATAAGGCGTGATAACAGGATCACCACATGAGCGATATTCTCGAATGGGAAAATCTGGATTTCCCGTCGCGTGTCGCCTTGAAATCCCGATCGGAAAAATCATTTCTTAATTTCACTCGCATATGGTTTGAGCTGTTGCAGAGTGACCGACTATTGGTGAACTGGCATCATAAAATGATGGCCTCCAAGTTGGATGATTTGGTCAATAACCGGCTGCAACCGCGTAACTTGATTGTGAATGTGCCGCCGGGGGGGACTAAAACCGAGTTTATTTCGGTTCATCTACCGGCCTATATCAACATGTTGGTGCAGACTGGCCTGTTACGGCGCTTTCGTAATCTCAATGTGTCGTTTGCCGATACGCTGGTAAAACGCAATAGCCGCCGCACCCGCGATATTATCGCCAGCCCTGAGTATCAATCACTGTGGCCTTGCCGCTTTGGTGTGAATCAGGCTGAGGAGTGGGAAATTGTTAATAGTCGTGGACGGATGGTGGGGCAAACAGTTTCCCGCTCCAGCGGCGGGCAATTAACTGGCGGTCGTGCGGGTTTCCCCGGCCCTGATTTTTCCGGTTTTGTCGGGCTTGATGATTACAACAAACCCGAAGATATGTTTTCGGCCACCAAACGGGCCAGCGCTAACCGTATCTTGGTGAACACTATCCGCTCACGGCGCGGTGATAAGAGCAAAGAGCATCCAACCCCGTTTGTTTCTATCCAGCAACGGCTTCATACCGATGACGCTACCGGATTTATGCTGTCCGGTAAGATGGGGGTGGATTTTCATCACATCACCATTCCGGCGTTGGTGAGTGAAGAATATATCGATGCGTTACCGGAGCCGTGGCGCTCACAGTGCTGGTTCTCGGTTAAAAATAGTGAAAGCGTGGTGGTCGGCGGGGTGCGTTATTGGTCTTACTGGCCGGTAAACGAATATGTCGGTGATCTGCTGCGGTTGTGGGAAAGCGACGAATACACTTTCATGTCGCAATATATGCAGCGCCCACGCGCACTGACCGGTGGGTTAATTGATACAGACTGGTTCAAACGTTACACCCATTTACCGCCGCTGACTCACCGGGCGGTTTATGTCGATACCAACTCTGGCAAAATTGAAGATTACAATGATTACACCGTCTTTACCCTGGTGGGGATGGGTGTTGATGGCAATCTCTACATTATCGATAGCGTACGTGGGCGGTGGGACCCGGAAGACTTACTGACCACTGCCCAAGACTTATGGGAGAAATGGCGGCCGTATAATCCAAAACGCCCTGCGCCATTACGCCATATGGGCATCGAGGATAAGCAGGCTGGGCAAGGTCTGATTACCACGCTGGTAAAACGTAAAAGCATTCCCATCCTAACCATCCCGCGCGGCTCAGGCCAAAACAAGCTGATCCGCTGCCTGAATACTATTCCGCAAATGAAAACTGGCTGCGTCTATATTCCGGCACTGATGACCGACGACGGTCAAAAAATCCCGCAGGTGTATTACTGGGATGGCGCGGTTGCCGCCTCGACTGATTGGGTTGTGCCTACATTGACCGAATGCGCTGACTTCTCGGCTGATGATAGCCATAAAAACGACGATATTCTCGACACAATCATGGATTCGATAGAGATCGAATTAATTGCTGGTGGCAGCATCAGTTATGACAAGTGGGTTTAACGATGAGTGAAAAACTGGATTTTGGCGGTAAACCCCGGATTCGCCTGACTGCTGATGGTTTATCGAATGTCATGACGGGGATGGGAACAGACCGCGACAGGCGTATGTATAGCCGCTTTATGTATGGTGCGATGCAAGATTTTGCCGAGCTGGAGGCGGCTTATACCGAAAACTGGATTGCCCGGTCAATTATTGATATTCCGGTTGATGATGCAACGCGTGAATGGCGGTCATTTCCTTCGGATGATGCCACGGCTCTGCGCAATGCTGAGAACCATTTTAATATTCAAGGGATAACTCAAGAGTCCTTTAAATGGGCTGGGTTGTATGGCGGGGCGGGAGTATTGATGCTGACCGATCAGGATCTGTCTCATGAGTTGGAATTGAAGAATATCAAGAAAGACTCACTTAAACGCTTATTGGTTCTGGATCGCATGTTGGTCAACGGGCAGGAATACAACGTTTCTAACCCGTTGGCTGAGAACTTTATGCAGCCGGAATACTATTTAGTTAATGGTGGTCAGCAAAAAATTCATTTCAGCCATTTTGTGCGCGCACCGGGCGCAGCTTTGCCCATGCGCTTACGCATGATTAACGGCGGTTGGGATGATAGCCGCTTGAGACGCTGCCTTGAAGATGTGAAAGATGCGGTCGCTGCCAAAGGGGGGATTTCCTCACTGATCCTGGAAGCGAATATCGACACCATCAGCAAAGAAAATTTAGCCACTGATTTAGCTTCTGGCGATATGGATGAAGCCATAGCCAAACGCTATAACACTTTTGGCATGATGAAATCGCTATTTCGACTGGCGTTGCTGGATTCCAAAGAGACCCTTGATCGCAAGCAAATCTCATTCGGCGGTTTGGGCGAAGTGTTGGCGGTGCTAATGGAGTGGACGGCTGGCGCATCTGGTATTCCGATGACACGCATATTTGGTGTGCAAGCCAAAGGAATGGGGGATTCGGGACAGGGTGACCAGAACAATTATTTCAATACCATCAAAGGGGATCAGGAAGCTAAATACCGTCCATTTCTGAAAAAATTGGATGAGGTATTGGTGCGTTCAACATTAGGCACCATGCCCGATGGTCTGGACTTTACCTTTGCGCCACTGTCGCAACCGACTGATACCGAGATATCTGCCCAGCGACTGGCTGATGCACAGGCTGATGATATTCGCCTGAATCAAAAGGTGGTATTGCCATCACAGGTGGCCCGTAAGCTGATGGAGCAAGGCGTTTATGGTATTCAAGAAGATGACATCACCCGACTTGAAGACGACGAATCCGCCGAACGGCAAGGTGATTATCAATTCAGGCTTGGCGACACTCCAGGCGATGATAAAAAACCAGCCACCACGCAGGAGGGCACAACTCAGGCCAGTTAAACAGACGGATGAAACCGAGCGCTACTATCGTGCTCAGTTGCGCGAGATGGTGCGATTGATGGCTCAGTCCGTCGATGAGGTATTAACACCAGTTCTGCGGCGTAATTACACGGCTGATAGTTATTTGGTCGATATCATTAAAGAGTCAATCAGACAGGCTGCCGACAAATTTAATAGTTCAGTGATGGGCCGTCAGGCCGACCGACTAGCCCAGCGAGTGGTTAGTCGTGCGGAATCCGAAAGTTCAGCGGCGTTTGTTGAGCAAATCAATCGCGCTATCGGTATTGATATGACCTCACTTATGGTTAATGAGTCATTAGTGGATTATTTCGATGCCTCGGTCGAAAGCAATGTTGCCCTGATTAAATCGCTGTCCTTTGATTATTTCGATGATATTCAGCGGGAAGTGATGGATAGCATTATGCGTGGTGACTCGCTCACGACAATGGTCAGAAATATCCAACAAGTAACCGGGGCGACTTATCAACGGGCGCATCTTATTTCTCGTGACCAAACAGCCAAAATTCGTAGTGATATCACCCACACTCGTCAGGTGGGCGCGGGGATTGACCGTTTCCGCTGGTCTACCTCACAAGATGTTCGGGTATCCGGTAACCCAGCAGGTAAATATCCGCGGGCTAAAATCAAATGCTTTGAGATTTCTCGCGTCAATGTGGGTTATGGAGCGGGCATTTATCTTTGGTCACGAGGGGCGGCTTATAACGGTGAAACAGGACTACTCCCCGGCAGAGCCCATATCGGTTGCCGCTGTCATGCTATACCCCAAATAAAGGGGCTTGATTACTAACAGGATTTATTATGCGGATCACCGTTCGTGACCGCGTGTCCTTTCCGATTAACTCCCAACGAGAAATCACCCCTGAGGGCTATTTAAAAGTCCCCGGGCGGGTTGCGCGCGTCGGTGTGCAGCAATATCTCGCCTCTGAACTGGGATTAACCGACAGGCCACCCGGTCAAATCGTCAATGTTTACCGACCACCTGCGGAGGTGTTTGATCCGAACAGTCTGGCCAGTTATGACAATAAAGATGTCACCATTGATCATCCTGATGACTTGGTGAATGCCCAAACGTTTAAACAGGTCACCGCCGGGCATGCGATTTCGCCGGGACGACAGGATACCGATGACCCGGACTATGTGGTGGTTGATCTTCTGATAAAAGATCAATACGCCATTGATGCCATCAACCAAGATAAAGAGGAATTATCCGCCGGCTACACCTCCGAATATCGCTATGCACCCAGTATCGCCCCCTGTGGTACTGCCTACGAATTTATTCAATGCACCATCACCATCAACCATATCGCACTGTGTGATCAGGCCAGAGCCGGACACATGGCGCGGTTATTTGACCGTAAACCCAAGGGAGTAAACCCCATGTATAAAGTTGTGCTGGATTCCGGCGTGCGTATCGAGGTGGCTGATGAGGCTACCCAGCAGCTGATCCAATCTTCTATGGATTCGTTAAACAAGCGTGTGACGGATGCGGAACAAGGGCAGGAAAAAGCCGAAGCTGCCAAAGATGAAGCAGAACAGAAGCTGCAAGAAGCAGAAGCAAAGACCGATGCAAAAGATGAAGAAATTGAACAGCTAAAAGAAAAATCTTCTGAGGATTCGATTGCTAAACAATTGGCTGATGTTGTCGCGGCTCGTGATTCCGCTATCAAAATTGCAGGTACAGATTTTACCTGTGACTCCGTAGTCCCCCTGAAAATCAAACGTGCCGCGCTGGATAGCGCTGGTATCAAATGCCGCAAATATACCTCATGGGATAAAGCGCCAGATACTTACGTATCAGCTTATTTCGATGCGGAAGAAGAGCGTCGGGAAAATGAGGATGACGATGATCCTGACGATAAAAATGACGTGAATGACTCCATCATCAATTTGGGCCGCGATATGAAGAAAGTTAAAACGGGTGATGCGCAAAACACCCGTGACAGCGTTCGTCAGAGCTGGTTAGACAAGCGCTATGGCAAACAACCGGAGAATAAATAATGGCTATTGCTCAGAGTGAATTTACTAAGTGGCGCGGCAAGGCTTACGAGGGACAAATTTCAACTACTGATGTTTGTGAAGTGGTATCCCGCCGGGTGGAAGCAAAAATACTGCCTTTTGGTCGAGCCGCTATCCGTGGTGTTGGGGCGCGCTCTTGTGCCCCAGTAACACCAGATACCACCGCCGCACAAATCATCGGATTCAGCGTCCGTTCAATGGCGGTATTTAGTAACAGTGTACCTACCAATCCACCAGATTATGAAGTGGGCTATGACGTTGATCATGTGGCGTCGTTACTGCGGCGTGGGCCGATGTTCGCTTTGTGTGTCGATGGTGCCAACGCAGGTGACTCAGTCACAGTAATTACGGCATTAGGGGTAAATCAGGGCCGATTAACTACCGGTGGTTCTGGAGTTGAATTGGATTTTGTCCGCTGGATTGATGATGTTGTCGCAGGTGAAGTGGGCGAAATTCGCGTTGATGGCATTTTAGCGTCAACGCCGGCTGCTGGCGGCGAATAAAATTTAAAGGAAAATATTCATGAAACAAAGTGTATTTGACGTCATCCCGGTATCGGCGCTCTCTTTTTTGGTGCAACAAGCCGCGCATATTGAATCAGAAATTTACCGTCTGGAGTATCCGCAGTTTAAATACAGCACAATATTACCGCTGGATAACAGTGCACCTGACTGGGTAAAAGTGGTGGCGTTTCGCTCGATTGATGCTCGTGGTGAGTTGCAAGTATTTGGTCCGAACTCGACCGATGTACCAACCGTGGATATCGCCATGAATCAGGGCTTCCATGAAATTAAAACTGCAGCATTGGGTTACACCTACTCCATTGAGGAAATTGGTTTTGCCATGCTCAATAACGTCAATCTGGATGCTGAACGTGGTCAGGCAGTACGTGATGTCGTTGAACAAGGTCTGAATAAGATCTACTTGTTAGGCCACAATGACATTGGTGAAGGGCTATATACCAGCTCCAATGTGGGCATTGAGGCTGCCCCGGCAACCTTGGCCGAGTTGGTCGCGGATATTCCTACCAAGGGTACTCAGCCGATCATCGATTTCTTTGGTGCTGCTTATAATCAGGTGTACTTGAAAAACACCGTCACAGTTCATCGGCCAAATGGTTTTATTCTGCCCTCGGAACAACATCAGTTACTGATGCGTACCTTGCTATCTACCCATAACGCTTCAAACGTCACGTTGTTGGAATTCCTACGTACCAACTTCAAAGATATGGACTTCGACGATGATATCTTGCTGGCCGGTGCCGGGGCAGTGGGGAAAGATCGCCTGATGGTGTACAAAAAAGATATGCGGGTAGTGAAAGGCCATGACGTGATGCCGTTGCGTTTTCTGGCGCCAGCCACACCAGATAACGTCAATTTCAAAGTGCCAGCTATTTTGCGTACCGGTGGTACGGAATGGCGTATTCCTAAAGCAGCTCACTATGTGGATGGGGTTTAATCATGTTTGAATTAACTAATTTGCATACTTCGCCGCTGACGGTCACTGATGATAAAACCGACCAACGCATCACGATTGCTGTCGGCCATTCTGCGGTGGTGAATGGCGATTTTACCCGTCACTTATTTACTCAGGCGGGCATGATGCGTGCCGAGCGATTCGATGAGCCACTTAATGAGCATGCTGATGATAGTGAGCTGGATATCACTGCGGTGCGTGATGAATATGAAGACTTATTCGGTAAAAAAGCCCCCTCGGCGGCTAAAGCGATAACCTTGCAAAAGGCGATTGATAGCAAAAAAAACGAGTTAGCGCACAACGATACCACCGAGCCGGCAAACCCAGAGGATGATACCGATAACATTGATAACCCGTCCGCGTGACGGGTTTTTGCTTTAGGGGGCGATGTGGATATTAGTGCGCAAATTGTGGCTGACTTTCGCGAGTATTACCCCGAATTCAGCGATATTACTTTGTGGGCCGAACAAACAGTCATACAGGCATTGGAGGAGGGCGACTCGGAAACGGGCAAACGTTGGCTGAAATATAATGCTCGTCCGGCATCAATCAAAAAACGCGGCTTGTTTGCTTTTGCTGCTCATCGGCTGGTGATGCGCAAAAGGGCCATCAGTGGTGATGTCGGAGCAGCTTATGCTATCTCATCGAAATCAGTGGGGGATGAGTCGACCTCTTTTGCCGTTCCTGCAGTGACAGCAGACGATCTCAATATCAACGGTGACTTGCCACTGACCACCTACGGAGTGGAGTTTCTGCGATTGCGTCGCCGGGCCGGTACCGGAGGCATGATGGTATGAAATTGCGAGCTGAAGTTCGGGGTGGGAATAAACTGGCGCAGAAATTGCGTCAGATTCATGACCGAGTCACGGCAAAACGTCGAGTGCTGGTGGGGCTGCCGGAAGGTGCGGGTATTTATGAAGATGGTGTGCCTATCGTGGTGATTGGATCGGTACAGGAATTTGGTTCCGCTGACGGGCGTATTCCCGAGCGTTCATTCCTTCGTGTACCGCTTCGCCAAAATCAGGACAATATTAAAAAAGGTTTCCGTGCACTTACTGCTCAGGTCACGCGTGGTGAGATCACTGCTTTCCAAATGCTGGATCAAATTGGTGCGCGTGCGGTGGGTTATTGCCAAGAAGCGATCGAAGCAGGTATTCAGCCCAAAAATGCTGACTCCACTGTAGCAGCTAAAGGCTCGTCAACACCGCTTATCAGGCATGGCGATTTAAAAGGCGCAATCACTCATATTGTGGAGGATTAATCATGTTCGGTAATGGTCTGGATATGCACGGGCATATTGATACCACTTTTAATTCTCCCATTGAGGGTGGCATTCGGCTGATTCGACCGGCTGCCGGTGACTATAGCAGCCCCGGCGGTATTTGGCAGCAAGGGGAACCGCAGGTCACTGAATTGCAGAAGGTGAATGTCCAATCAGCAAAATGGAAAGATATTCAAATGCTGATCGGCATGGGCGGCACGGCTAACCCGCAGGACCTACGAGTCGTGCACATCAACGATGGTGTGCATTATCTCTGGCCCGATGACGAAGGGAAATTTAGCGATTTACTCGAATTCAGCGATGGATTAGCAATGCGACAATGGCGGGTGGCTTCCTGTGATAACCGACCTTGGCGAAGTTTTTGCCGCGCCGTAGTTGAACGCTATCGAGGAGCAGGTTAATGAAGACCATTGAAGAGATGTATCCGGTATTTCAACAATTAATTTCTCTGGCCACCTTCATCCCCCTCGACCGTGTTGTATTAGCCGACCAAGGCCGTAATCCACCGATAAGTAATCATTTATATGCCACTTATAGCCCTGTTCCGGTTCGGGCCTATGGGCAAACACGGCGTAAGCGCGAATTTATCCCGGCGATTGCTGAAACTGACCCGGAGCTAGGTGAGGATTGGCAAGATCTACAAGAAATAGCTTGTACCTCAATGGAGTTTTTACTGTCGATTAATTTGCTGAATACCGGCGCAGCGACTGCTGCCATGCAGTTAGCCAATGCTAATTTTATTACGCCAGTTAGCGACTATCTGTTCCGCCATAAAATCGCCTGGCGGTTCTCCAGCAACTTTCGAAATCTTACTGGCTTATTGCAAGCTGGGCTACAGCCACGCTATCAGGCTGACATCCATATATTCATTGAGAAAACCGTATCCTACGCCCTGTTAAGGGCGGCAGGGTTTGACATTCAAATTAGAGAAAGAGACTGCTCTTATGGCTTATCCGGTTGATAACATTATCCCCGTCAATCTTATTCTAACGGCAGCAGGGTTGGGGTACGGTGATTTTTCCAGCGCACTGGTTTTTGCTGATCTGTCTGATTTAGTTGAGGGAAGTGAGTTTGATGCAGATTCATTCCGTGACTATGCATCATTGCCAGAACTCAGTGCTGATTTCAAAACTGACAGCCCAATTTATTACATTGCCACCCGCTACTTTTCACAAATTCCCAAGCCGCCACAAATGACCGTTTGGATGAAAAACGATGAGCATTCACTGCTGGAAATAGTCAATAGCGCCACTGATCGAATCTGGCGCTATCACTACTTTTTCAAAATTGAAGATATGATTTCCAATGAGATTATTATTCAGTTAGCTGATTGGTCAGATGCTAATAGCCATCCGATTTGGTGGACATTCAGTGATGGCGAAATTATCGATCAAAATAAAACTGATGATGTGATATCCGTACTGAAAAGCAAAGGTAACCGTCATGTGTTTGCCGGATATAAAACTACCGAGTCAGTCACTACCGACCCCACACAAGCCTATTCGATGGTGCAGTTAGCCGCAGCATTCCATAAATTCAGACCAACAGGTTTAAATACCGCTATTACCGGTGAGTATCAGGTGTTACCCGGTGTTATTGGCGATGATATGGCGACCAGTGCTTATAATGCCTTAAAAGCCAAGAACGCCGTGTTTTTTACCAAAATAGAATTGGCCGGTCAGATTGATAACAGCAGGGTGATTAATAGCAAATCTATGTCATCTTACGGCGAATTTATTGATGATGTGATTAATCTGGATGTACTGAAAAACCACATTCAGGTAGATGGCTACAACTATATTGCTAACGTTGGCACTAAGCGTGCGTTGACACCACGAGACTATGACGGGTTGCTATCGACGGTGGCTGCGACTTGTAAGCGTTTTTTCAATAATGGTGTGCTCGGTACCGGCTCTTATGTTGATCCCGATGATGGCGTTACAAAAGTGGCTGATTTTGGCTTTGTTATCCGTTCCCGCCCAGAAGATGTGCTTTCTTTGACCTCAGACCAACGCAAAAAACGTGTTTACCCGTTAACTACTCTTTTAGTGATTTTAGGCCGTGCTGGCCATATTGCTGAAATTAATGCCACCGTGGAGTAATCCCTTATGACCATGCACAGATATGGTGCTGACGGCTCAAATTTAACCGTCTTTGGTATTCCTATTGATGATTTTGGCGATACGGACCCACCTATCACCATTGAAGATTTAGAGCCGCGAGCCGTTTTAAAGCGAGGTATCGGGGCAACGTCCGTTCGTCTGGATAATAAAACTCGCGCCAAGCGATTAACTATTAATTTGATACCCGGCTCAATTCAGGCTCGTCAGTTATTGGCGGTGGAAAAATCAGGTATTGATGCCACCTTTACCTTTTCACAGACCGGTACCGACGAACGCTTTGCCGGTTTCGACGGCATCATGACTAACCGTGGCTCAGCCACCCGCGCCGGTAAAAGCGGTGTGTCAGATGAACAATTTATTTTTGAATTTGCAGACTCTGAGGAAACCTAATTATGGGGCGTCAAATTGAAGTCGCGATTGGTGACACCATTTTTCAGGGAGCGACATCATCAGCCAGGGATCAGGTTGAAATGCTGCAAATTACCGCCCGATGTGGGTTGTTACCGGCCATGAATCCCAATGTGGGTATTATGGGGCTGGCAGCCAGTCTCGCATCGGTGGACAGCATGAGCCTTAATCGTCTGCGGGATTTATGCTTGAAAAACGGCAATATCATTCGTCAGTCGGATAATGTACCGGTTGCCGAAAATCTGTTTCAGGATGAGGCACATAATTATCTGGTGCTGCTGGGGCTGGTATTGAGGGAGAACATCGGCCCTTTTTGGCAACTCAGCAGCGGGGAGGAAAGCGAGAAAAGCAAAGCTCAGGACGTTCCCGTATAGATTGGTTCTTATGGCGACCTTGCGCTGGTGCCGGGCAACACTGCCCGCCGCTGGCAAGATGGTCAGATATGCTGGATGGCACTTACACCATTGATGATGTGCAACTGATGCATGATGTGCTGGATGAGATTGTGGCTGTGGTGGATAGGTGACTGTCGTTCTTTATGTCTGCTGTTGAAATAAAAGCGTTGGAAATAGCTAGGCATGAATTTTTTGATAGATAAAATCTTGTTGCAGATTTAATAAAATAATTATACTGTAAATGCATACAGCTGTTTGGGGCTGTAAAAATCAACAGGGTAACTATTCCTGAATAATGTTCTAAGATATTACAAACTAAATGTTATGTATATCAGGGACTGCTGGATGAAAACATCTGTTGAGGTGCTCAGTCAGGCTAGCTTTAAGTCTATTCTTAGTCGACCGGCGGAAGGACAAGTAGCTTTAACCCTTTTATGCTTAATCGATTGGCCTGATGGAATCCAAAGGCAGTCATATGTAAAAATTTTTAGTGATCATCATTCTATTGGCGTTTTTAATGAAATACTTGGTTATTTGCTGAGTAAGTCTCAAGATTTACCAGTTCCTCCCAAAGCTGGAATTTTAATTCTTCCTGATGGGTTAAAAAATGATATTTCGTTACCTGTTAGTCCCATTGCCTTTGTCACTTCAAAGGTGGCTGGTAATTCACCCAGCAGCTTTTATAACATTCAAGATATGATTAGCTATGACGCATTAAAGAATATTCTTGCTGGATGGGACAAGCTGGATAAGACAATTGCTTTTGACGAATGGGTTGCGAATCAAGATAGAAATCTTGGGAATGTACTTATCAATTCAAGTGAACAAATCACCTTAATTGATCATAGCAATATGCCAGTAGATTTGGTCTGGACTCCCGATGATTTAGTTATAGATATAAATCCAGTGAATAAACTTGAGTTTTGTTTTCGACAACATCCAACGTTACCTCAGAAAATGTCGATAGTAAGAGGGGCCGAAGATCAAGTTAGCTGTTTACAAACAGTTCATCAAGAAATTGATTATTGGTGTGATAAGTTAATAGATCCAAAAGCTAAAAATATGCTAATGCTCTTTTTAGAGCAAAGAGCAAATTTATCTAAATCTAGATTAAGTAAAAGGCTTGGTGTTTTGGGGGAGGTTGCATGATTAACTTTGATTCAATTTTGAGCGAACATGCAAATAAGCCTATTGTCAGCGGTGAATGGTTTACCATTCAGTGGAGTCCCGATGTCGCAACTGGGGAAAAATTAAATATTGGCGTCTGTTTTAAAGATTCTCTAGGAACTACATTTGTTCAAACTCTTGAATACTATGACCGTATTAATTGTTTATATTCATCGGAAATGGTTTTTCATTTGAGGCTTGCTTGCGATTTGGCAAAAGAAGCTGCGCTAACAAGGGCTGCCTTTGTTAGTAATCCATTTCATAACATATCGTTTAAATCGAATGGGTATGCGCAAGGCGAATCAGCTGATGATGTGGTTTTATCGCTATTTACGAATGTTGTTCCATTGGCAAAAAAAATAAGTAAAGGTAAGGAAAGAGCATTTAGCCATACTAGCAGAGAACGCCTATATAACATCATGGATGGTTATTTAAAAGACAATTTAGAGTTTGACGAGTATTTCTCTATGATTGACCCATCACCGACAAAGAGAGTGAGTATTGGTAAAATCACACAATCAATATATTTGCCCTATCGCGCAAGTAACTCTTTAGCAACAATAGCTTCAGCATCTTACTCTGATGAGAATTTGGCTAAGTGTCATTTATTTGATGCTCAGAGAGATATTTCATTAGCACTACAGAATTATAAAGAATATCGCAGTGGTGCAATATTTATTTTGTCTCCAAACGAAACATTGAAAGTGGAGAAAAGAGATCAAGTTGATTTGGAAATTGATAAGTTTTGTTGGTACCTGAAAACCTTGGGTATCGAAACTGAAGTTGATAGCGATGCTGAGGGACTTTCTGATAAAGCGGTTGAGTGGTATCGAAGAGAAGCAGCATAGCGTCACATTAAATATTATAATAATTAAACCCGCCACTGCGCGGGTTTTTTTACACCTAAAATACGAGGTTTCCATGTCAGAGACAATTGATTCTCTATTGGTTTCCCTTGGACTGGAAACGGATGCAAAGAGCTTTCAAACAGCCAATGATGCAGTTAAAGGGATTAAAGATGGCATATTGCAATTGGCCGCCGCAGCCGGCACCGGTGTTGGGTTAAAAGCTCTGACCGCTGATTTATCTGCCTCAGTATTAGAAATGGATCGGCTGAGTAAAATCACCAACTTTACCGTTAAGCAGATCGATGGCCTACGTTATGCGATGCGCAGTCTTGGTCTTAGTCCGGATGCGGCTAATCAGATTGTGCAGAAAATACCTGACCTGCAACAGCGCGCCAGACAAGGGGAGTTAGGCGATAAAGCCTATTGGAATGGTGCATTTAACCCGACGGAATTTGCTAATAAAACCGGCATGGACTCGCTCAAGTATCTTATTGATGCTTACAGCAAAATGGATAATGACCAGCGGCGAAATCTACGCAGCGGAATTGGTAGTGGTGATAATGATCCCTTCACCCGTCTATTGGAGGGGGGCAGTAAAGGGCTTAATGCTTCACTGAAAAATTTTGACGAGTTATATAAACCGCTCGATCCCAAACTTATTGATTCAGCTAACGAGTTTAATAAAGAGATGGCGGATTTGGCGACTAACTTTGACAATCTGGCCCGTTCAATGGGTGGCGACTTACTGCCAATCATCAATGCGTTACTAGAAAGCATTAATCAGTTTATTAAAGAAAATCCCGAAGTTTCAAAAGCTATTTTGACTGCAGCAGGTTTGGCCGGTACCGCTGGTGCATTAAAATTTGTCGGTGGCATATTACCCGGAGGCGGGAAACCATCAGTCGGAGCTGGTGGACGTGGTTGGTTGTCTCGGTTACTGGTTAATCCGGTCACTATTGGCGCGACGGCTGCATTGACGCCCGGTAACATTTTCACTAGTGCCGAAGATGCCAAAGCAATGAGTAATCCTGAAGCGATAGGGCGCCAGAACTGGGCTAAAAATAACCCTGGAGTGCCTTACCCCAATGATACTCGTGACCTTAATAATCTGGTTGATGATCCTAACGTTCGCCAGTATCTGGATGTGTTATCTAAAGCTGAGGGAACTGCTGGTTATGCCAATTCTGGCTATAACACAATGTTTGGCGGCGACCAGTTCTATGACAGTAGTGACCACCCACGGCAATTAAAAGAGTTCACGCAAACCGACGGCGCTAAAAATAAAACTTCGGCAGCCGGGCGTTATCAGTTCACCAGCGATTCTTGGGACGATGCTGCTAAAGCGCTTAATCTGACGGACTTCTCCCCGCGTAGTCAGGATCTTGCCGCACTGTTTCTGATCCAACGCGCCGGCCAGTTAGAAAATGTTGCGAGTGGTAATTTTGCTGATGCTACTGGTGGGTTGGGCGGAGTGTGGGCTTCGTTGCCCTCATCAAATTATGCGCAACCGAAACGCTCATGGGAAGATATTCAGGGCTACAGTGACCGCCAGATGACCCCCACACAATCAGTTACGGCGTCCATGTCTCGTGGTGATGTCAGATTGGAGCAACACAATATTATCCATGTGGGGACGGTAGGCGGTGATAGCGAATCAATTCGCAACGGGGTGTTACAGGCAACAACTCAATTAGCCCAGCAAGCGCGCGATATGATGCATACGGAGCACTACTAATGGCTATTACCGGATTATTTACCCGTAACCGCCCTAAAATCGGCAACCTCTATTTTGATGCGCTATTAGAAGAGTCGAGTGAGTTACGCACTGATGTCAGTGAGTTCCCGTTGGAAGATGCGAATACCGCCCACGATAACGCCGTGACACGAGCGTTGGCCCTAACCATGATCATTGGTGTGTCTGATAACTGGTTTCGTGAACTGTTGGCCCAGCAAGATAGCAGTATTGCTGGGTTACTAGGGTCGGGGGCCAGTATTACTACCGGTATGGCAGCCAGTTTACTTTCTGGCAGAGCGGCGGCATTGGCTGGGGTTGCTGCATCGGTCGGCACCAGTATTTACTCCGGCACATTGGGCTCACAATCACGCTCAACCCGCTCACAAAATTTACTTGAGCAATTACGTGAATTACAACGCTCACATACACCGTTCGAATTAGTGGCCAGTCGGGGAGCCGCGTATAAAAATTGCCTGATCACCAACACTCGTACCCAATTGAAAAAAGAGAATGAGGGTGGGCTGGAGATTGTGGTTGAACTGTTGCAGCTCAATATTATTTACGACACGGTCACTGAAACCAATGACAATTTGCCCTATGGCGATAGTGCTGCCACTCAGGGGCAGCGCGAATATTCATTTGGTGAAGTTTTCGTCGAGGCCACGTAATGAAAGTTATCCCATTGAACAATGGGTACGCCGTGCAGCGTTTCCGGGTGCAATTAAACAATCACTATCTGGTATTTCGTTTGCATTGGCTCACCCGATTTAATTATTTTTGCGTCGATATTTATGAGCAGGGTGAACCGGTAGTTTTGGGGCGTGCTTTGCATGTCGGCGTTAATTTATTGGCTGGACTGAATACCGATATTGGCCCGCTGATATTAGCCGGGGAGACACCGACTATCGCCAATCTTGGCATTAATAATCGCCTGACATGGTACCCCGATAATGAGTAGCTATTTTGGCCGCAATTACCTACTGACCATTACCCCTGTGAGTGGCGATACACTGACCTATCAGCCGCCACTGGAGATCCGCTTTGCTGTCGATAATACCCCGCAGAATGTCGATGCTACTGCCCGAATTACTCTTTACGGTATTTCAGCGCGTACCCGCGCCCTGATTCAGCGCTATGACGATAAGGAAAAACGTTATGGCAATCTGGTATTAAAGGCCGGTTATGGCGAAAACATTGGCACGATATTTAGTGGGCGCATTCACAATGTCGAAGTGGTCAAAGAGGGGGTAAATACCTGCCTACGGTTATATTGTCGCACTCTTGGGTTGGCATGGAATACTACGATATTTAAAACGTGGGGTGCTAATACTCACGCCATTGAAATGCTCAAAGATGTTGCAGCCGCTTTTGGTCTTGATGTTGAAGTGATTGGTGACTTTTCTGATTTACCGCGTTTTACCACCTCCTATAATTCCGGTGGTCGCTTGTGTCGCGATATTCTCGACAGCGTAAAAAATGACTGGAAATATTACTGGATGATCACGCCATCACGGGTGCTATTAGCCAGAGAGGGTGCCGCCAGAAAATGGGCTACCCACGAGATCACCGCTAAAAATGGTATGGAAAGTGTCCCGCGCTGGTATCTCAGTACCATGGAAATTGACGTTAAAATGAATCATCAAATTCAGCCGTCCGATGTGATTAATGTTACGTCGAGCTTTTGGACGATTAATTTTAGCGGCATGTATAACACCGACCTCAATAATCTGGCGAATATTCAACAACAAACCGGTCAATTTAATGTGCTGCGTACTTACCATGAAGGCACATTATGGGGTGATACATGGAAAACCACGCTGATCAGTCAATGGCGTATGCCTTGAGGTAATGATGATTGAGAGCAATCCGCTGTATACCACCATGATGCTGCTCAAGCGCGATATGGTGCGTGACCTGATGATCGGCATGCCCGGCAAAGTCATTAGCTATGATGCAGTTTTGCAACGCGCGGTGGTGGAGTGTGGCATTCAACGTCATATCGGTGACGGTCAATTTAAGACACTACCCGTTATCGAACATGTGCCAGTGCAATTTTCGGGCAGCGCCGAATGGACGGTTTTTCATGAGTTGCCTGCGGGTACTGAGGGCTATATCCATTTCAGCCAACGTTCTATTGATAACTGGCTAAGTCAGGGCGGGCCGGTAGCACCACTGGATGCACGGATGTTTAATCCGTCTGATGCTTTCTTTGCTCCGGGTTACCGCTCACAGCAAACCGCGATTGCGGGCTTGCCGACGGAAGGGATTGGTTTAAGTAACCAAAGTGGCGGGGTTCGCATTCACCTCACTGATGTTGGAATTACTTTGACGGCAGGAGGTACCACACTGGCGCTTACCGAATCCGGCATGAGCTACAGCGGCCCTGAGTTTACCAATAATGGGCAAACTACCCTGAATGGTCGCACTGAGGTAACCCAAGGCGGTTTGGCAGTTGAAGCATTGGAAGTTGGTGACCACGATCACGGTGGTGTGCAGCATGGCAATGATCGCACGGATGGGCCGCAATAAACCATTACCCAGACTTAATCCTAACTATTATCGCCCTGGCTTATGCCGGGGCTTTTTATTTCTGGAGGCACTGTGATCCGCAATTTTCAAAATGGCGACATTGTTACCCACGGCAGCCAGTTTGCTAGCGGCAAAGAAGAAACCCGGCAAGCTATGATCTGCTGCCTACGGTTATTTCTTGGTGAGTATTTTCTCAATGCCACTGAGGGAACACCGTGGTTCCAAAGCATATTGGGCAAAACCTCGCGTGATATTGCCGAAGCCAATATTAAACAGCGCTTATTGGCGGCCAAAGGCGTGCTGACTATTAACCGCTTTGAAATGGATCTCGATATGAAGAATCGCAAAATTACGATATTTGCCGCCGTAATTGATATTAATAATGATGCATTTGATTTTTTGTTCACTGAGGATCTTGTCTGATGGCAATCATTAATCGTGATGGGGCCAGCGGTACCACGCTGAGTGAATATCTTGATACCATGCGCCAGCGCTATCTTGCTATTGATGACGGCTGGAATATTAACCCGGAATCGCCAGATGGTCTGGCAATAGCCGTTTGGTGTGAGGCATTAGCCAATCTGGATGAAGCGGTTATTAATGCCTATCACTCTGCCGATCCCAATTCAGCGATTGACCAACAATTAGACCGTATTGCCGCATTTGCCGGGATCAAACGTAAAAGCGCGACCTATTCCACCGCGACCGTCAATTTTCATGGTATCGCTTTTACCCCAATCAATGCCGGAACATTAATCAGAAATAGGGTAACCAATACCTTATGGGTGACCGATGGCGATGTTGTTACCGACATAACAGGGAATGCGGCAGTGAATGTCACTTGTACGCTGGCAGGTGCGCAGGGGGCCAATAGTAATAATCTGACCATTATTGCCACACCTATCGGCGGTATTACGGCGGTGACAAATAACACTGCAGCGTCAATGGGGTTGGATAAAGAAACCAATAATGCGTTTCGCATCCGGCGCAATGAGTCAGTAGCACTTCCTGGCTCGAACCAGATTGATAATATTTATGCGGCACTGGTCAATATTGAGGATGTTAAACGGGCACGTATCTATGAAAATTTTGAGAATGAAGCAGACGAAAATGGGGTGCTTGGTCACTCAATGGCGATATTTGTTGATGGTGGTAGCATCGAAGATGTTATTAACAGCATCGCCACTAATAAAAGCCCCGGCTGTGGGTTAAACCGCTACAACATTTTTCCCAATAAAATCTCGTTGGATACTGTTACACCAAAAGGTAACCCGATCACCGTAACCTTTTTTCGCCCCCAGCTGATACCGGTTTATGTCCGGGTAGAGATCGCCAGTAATAGCGAGTTTATTGACGATGAGATAAAACAGGCGATTGTTGATTACAGCGTCACTGGTTTTGATCAAACCAATGGTTTTTCTAAGCTGGGTTTCAAAATTGGAGAGAGCATCGGCGCGGGGCGTTTATTTACCCCGGTCAATTATCTGGTGGCCGGTAATGGTTTTGTGAATGCTATTACCGTAGGAGCGGCTGCGGAACAGGTCAATATCAGTGCAGTGAGCATTGCCTTTAACCAGTTAGGCGTGTTCAGTGCTGAGAATATCGAGGTGGTCTATGTATAACCATCGTCAAAAGGCCCTGTCACGGATTTACCTGCAATACAAAAATGCGCCCAAATTAGTTGAATGGATAAGCCTCTTGCCGGATATCTGCCAATCCTTACTTGAGGACCAGATAACCAAAATTAATAACTTACTGGATATTGATAATGCCGAGGGTGATCAACTGGATATTTGTGGCCATATTGCCGGGTTTATTGAGCGTCCATTAATCCGCAGTGATTACTTATCGATATTTGCCTACAACGGCACTGGTGGTGCACAACCCTACAATGTCGCGCCGTATAAAGCGCCACATGAGCAAATCGGCAAAGTCCCGGTATCAGATTATCTCTATCGGGTATTAATCAAAGCCAAAATTCAGAAGAACAATACCAATGCGACATTGGATGAAATCAAAACCGCCGTTGATTACATTCTGGATGTTAATTCCGCCATCATCGATGGGCAGGATATGACGATGAAAACTATCTGGGTAGATAAACCGATCCCGGCCAATATCTTAGTGCTTATTCAGTTATTCGACTTAATTCCCCGACCGCAAGGCGTCAAAGCCAGCTTGATCCGTTTTAACCACCATCCTTTCGCCTATATAGGCACATTCGACGCACAGCCTTATGGCATGGGCGCTTATATCTAATTGGAGCCACTCTATGGCAAGAAATGACAGCTTTAATCAGCCGTGGGCCAGTGTGCCTGCACAATTTGAACGTCCCGGCGATGCTCTGATTGCCCGAGGTTGGGCAGGGGGAGCATCAGAAGATCCGCCAGAAGCTAAATGGGAAAACTGGTGGCATAACCGGGTGGATTTAGCCTTACAGGAATTACAAAACCTCGGTCAGTTGATTTGGTTTACTGATGCTCCTTATCAGGCAGGGGCAAGGGTTAATCATGGTGGTAATAGCTATATCGCATTGTCAGAAAATACGGGGGTAGAACCGACGGGAGTATTAGATATTGGAGTGTGGCGTAAAGAGGAACCAGATACCTATTTGCAGACCGCTAATAACCTAGCTGAAATAGCCACTGCAGGGCCAGAGGCAATAGCTGAGACACTCGCTAATCTTGGGTTAACTGAAGCTGCCAGCATTGCTGCAAATGCATTACAAAAAAATCAAAACCTGAATGATGTAGCAAATAAAACTACAGCACGAACAAATTTAGGGCTTAAAGGGGCGGCAGTGCTGGATGTAGGGACCACTGAAGGTACGGTGGCCGCAGGGAATGATAACCGGATAATAAATGCGGTGCAGTCTACCAACACTGCAATTAGCCTGCCTGGCAGCCTGACTACCACAGGTACTTTAAAGGGCGCGACTGTCACTGCTACGGGGAATGTGACTGCTGGGGAGGGAGCTGCATTTCTACAAGCTGACGGCAATATCAACGGCCCGGCATGGGGTGGCTATTTATCGACATACATTGGGAATATCAGTAATCAGACAAATGCCTATGGTGTTGTCGCTTTGGCGCGCGGAGCTTCGGTTGTCCAGTCTTATACAATTGAAGCGCCAGCAGGAACTTATGCCACGGTGTCAGGGAGCAGCACTATGCGTTACCGCGCATTATTTTTTCAACGACCTACCGGTGGATGGGTACAAATGGGCGGGGATATTGGCTAATGAAAACTTTACAGCATTATAAAAACTTCACCATTGCGGCGCAGGAATACGATCCAGAGTTAGGCGGTGTGGTGATTTATCACGTTGATGAAGAGGGGCGAGATTGGTACGAATTGCAACAGACATTCCGTGATGAAACAACCAAAATCGGCTATAACAATGAGGGGTTGGTTTGTACTGTATCAGAACATGTTTATGCGCTCTGTCCGACTGGATTGTCAATTGCTGAGGTTGAATCATTACCAGATAATTTTGTCTTGGAGTACGGTGCTTATGAATACTTTAATGGCGAGGTCATCCCCCATATCCCATCGAGTGATACGATTGCAATCGCATCAGATGAACGCCGCAGACAACTGATGAGTGATATATCAGTTGAATTATCAACATTGCAAGATGCAGCTGACCGCAATGATGTTACAGCAGTAGAACTGAGCCGACTGACAGCATTGAAAGAATACCGTCTTGCGTTATACCGACTTGATGTCAACCAGCCTTGGCCAATCCCGCCGCTGAAGTAAATCTAATTGTGGGGCTAACAAAGAATAATTTAATATTTGTTAGCCACAGGCTTTATTTGTGGGACTCTTAGTGTTCAACGCTGTTGGTATAGGGATAACCCAAACTAAACGGGTGACTCAGTGGAGTAAAATCAGTAATCGACGCCTATTGTAGTGAGTCATACCTAATCAGGCCTGACAGTCCGCTAAGTGCCAGGAGCGGGCATTGGGAATATCGCTTTTTCATCACTAGACAAGCAGAAGTTCCAATCTTGACAATTAATATTGCCATTTAGCTAAAGAAAAATCATCCAGTGCCGATATAGGATATCAATCCCTAGATTGATAATATCCTTTAAAAGGAGATAAAATGGCTTTATTTGACCATCAACTCAGGTATAGACTTGAAAATTTAATTGACGTGGCTGATAAGGAAATTAGGCAGGATTTTTACAATGGCTATATTGTTGACGAGAATGATTACACTTCAAATTTAACTTCACATATTAGAAAAATAATTAATGTTGCATTACCTTTAAGAGTTTATACATTCTCTCAAAAACTTCCGCCAACTCAAGAGCGTTACTGGGGTGCAGATGCTATGGTTGTGTTAATAGACCATAATTTAAATCTCGGTAAGATTGCTTTTTTTGAAGCAAAGACGGATCGCCCAAACTGGGATTACTTTCAGAAATCCTCCTCAATGTCCCATTTTTCAACGCAACTTGATAAGCAAACCCGTGCTATAAATTTCAAATATGCTGTTTGGGAGCAATTTTATACAAAAAAAGACATAAATGCGCCACATCAAGGATATAGAAATCAAGAAGGTTCAAGCTGTATAATTCATGAGCTAGCTTACAATTTACATGCACCACTACCAAGCGCTACAATCTGGACTGATTCTGATGTAGATTATTTGTGTAAAACGCAAACAGAATCTAATCTACCAATCACGATGGGAGGTATGATTCGTATCATATGCGAATGCCATTATGGTTCCCCTTATCCAATCAGCGACATAATCAATTTCCTCAGTGAAAAGCTGAATGTTAATGACATATTGATAATTGAAGGTGGCCATTTTCCCAACAGTGAAAATGAAGAGAACCCTATAAGTACTATCCTAGAGAAAATAGTGCAGGTTAATTGCGACTAACATAGGTTTTCATTTTATATCTATGGTATGCAGAAGCGTCCGCTCCGTGCTAATTGCGGGCAAATGGCGCTTAGGCTACAAACATAGTTCTTATATTGATCAAATAGATTAGTTGCATCTACTAATTAGAGTGATTACGAGTGGTTTAAGCCTTATGCCAAGAGAATAGGTCCGCTCTTCGCTCACAGCGGCCCCTCAACTCTGTTAGCTCGTCCGCTTCGTGCCAGAAGCGGAAGTTGCTAACATGAATGTGTCAATCAGAAGAGGGCAGGTCAAACCATTGTTGATTGTTTTAAAGCTAAATATAGAAGGGAGATTGACATCAGGCATATGCAACCTCTTATGTATTGTTTATCGAAAATGAGCGATCAATAATATTATATTGACTTAGAATCTACCAACTGTGGTATGTTGATTAAGCATAATTAAATGGTACTATCTTTAAAAAACAGGTCAAATGGAGATAGTTTTAAGATGAATGATGCAAAAAAAAACAGGGTAGATTTAAACAATAATTGGCCAAAGGAGTTGCTATTCCCAAGCGAAGTACTATTAAAGCAAAAGATGAGTGAAAATGATCTTTGCCAAATATTTTCACCAGCTCAATTAAAACATACCAATAATACAGAGTTCCATAATCTTCTTAGGCACTACCTTGAGTGTTTAAATCAGTTGCCTTTAAGACCAGATATCGCTTTTGATTGTATTTGGAAAGCATTGGATGCAGAGTTTTTCAGGCTTAAAAATATATCCGGCTCTCGCAATGGTAGGTTCAGTGTCTTTTATAATCATATCAGCAAAAGTCCTGATACCTGCAACAGTTATGCTTCACTAACTGATATAATTCCGTTGCAAACGTGCGAATTTGTTGCTAAGAGGATATTTGAAAATAATATTTCGTATAAATCTAATCCTAGTGATAACAATGTCAAAAGTTTTAGAAATAGAGTGATTGGTAGTTTAACTGAATCGGTCTACACTGACCTGCTCAATAAGTATGAGCCTGACTGGGTATCTGATAAAGCAACAACGCAACGTAATGTAGGAAGATTACTTCAACGACTTTTGAAGGGTGATGAACTAAGTATTGTAAATGAGAAGTATCAACTTACTACTGAAAATAGAGCCCTCTTCTTAACTGCGGTCACGATGCCTCAGTTCCGCAATGAACGTTTTCATGGGGAATCTAACCCTCCGTTTAGAAGTAGTTCGGCAAAACTTAAAACATATGCCCATGCATATTATATTTTCCATGTTGCATACATTCATTTACTTGAAGTCTTCCTTTATCGGGGTTTCAATGTAATTGACATTGCTACCACGCAAAAAGCTATCGACGAAAATAAAGAGTTATTCTTAAGAATATTTAGTAATGTTATCAATAAATAATGAACTTACAGTTGTATTCTTAGTGTGTAAGTGTAAGTGTAAGTGTAAGTGTAAGTGTATGTATTTAGTTTTGCTAATATGTGTTTTAGTTTGTTTAGAATTTGCAGATTAAAAGGAACACCCTTTTTCACTCAGCTCTGAAATAAGTCCTTTCGTGGCTGCTCGTTTCTGATACGAAGCGGGCAGCCAGGATTTTTTGTTTATATTTTAGTGTATTCCAGGTTTAAGGTCGTGTTAATAACATTCCTAATGTTGCTATTAAATTTTCGGCAATTCAATTTTTATTTTCTCCGAGACCATACGAGGACCGTTATCAATTATATATAAAATCGAATTGGTAATACTATGCTTTAACTCTATCATTTCTTTTACGTCAATTTCAAATTTTGCAATGTACATTATTGAGGCGAATGTGTGGTAATCTAAAGCAGTAAGAGCCATATATAGAGAAAAATTGTATTGCTCAATCCATTGAGCTTCTTCCATTCCGCTTACATTTGCTGTAATTCTAGCCATTAATTTATTTAGAGAGTCTTCCGCGTCATTATGTGCCTGAGAACATAAGGCTGCATAAATGGTTCTATATCCTACTTCTTGTCCTATTTCTTTGAAACGTTCAAAAATACTGGGCCATTTTAAACTAACTATATCGAAATCAATGTTGCTTAATGCAAATGATGTTTTTAGTGCATATTCATAATGATCTAAAGTGTGATCTTTATCAGAAATTTTCTGTAGATGATCAGCTTTAGCCTCCTCAGAATATGTAGAATCTTCAATACTGCGCCTCCAGTTTTGATTCTGTTTGCGTTCAGTTTCTAAGTGATTTTTGAAGTAGGAAATTTGCTTGGTCATTGAATCACCGAGACTTATGTAGTGTAAATTAACACTACCCTCTATCGCTGTTCTGCAAAGGGCTTCACATGATGGAATTTGACCAATCAAAAAAGCACCAAATACCCCACAACAATATTCATAATTTCTTCTATACATATCATGCATTGATGGCCAATGAACTTCGTTGACAAGTTTTTCTTCGTTTTCTCGACAAGAACACTCAATGATTTTATTTAGTTTTTCGAGATAATATAACCCATCGTGCAAAGGTTCATTTAACTCCATGCTTTCTGAAATGGCCCTTTTTCTTATGAATTCTTTGACGAGAATGTGCATTATTACCTCGAGTTTGAAATATTAATTAACCGGTGAATTTAATGGTTAATGGAGATTATAATAATTAATGTATTACTTTTTTCCGGTAAATGCAATAATTGGGAGCCCCCCTTTTTTAATTTATGAATTTTTCTGTCAGAGTTTATAGGTTCTTTTTTTTGAAGATCGTTGTCTTATTTTTCGTGATGAAAATCACTAAAGGATAAATGGTTTTTCTAGTGATTAATATGATCATTTCATATAATCTCGATACCTCCGTATCGTTTAGCATATTGATGTTCATACCACCGAATATTTTTGATGACCCTATATATGCATAGCTTCGAATTGTCTTGATACCATTGAGTGGATTGCTCTCTCTATTAATGGCTAAGTTCAACTTCCGCTTCTCACAACTCGTAGCAGCCCTGGTTGATACCGTGGGCTGCTTGGTGCCAAAAGAGTAGTTGTTTAACTTGCTTCGACCTAAAGCCTATCTTATACATAAAGGCTATAACTTACGCATTCTGCATCCGAATTGCGGCCTCAATTTTCTTGTGCAGCGGAATATGGGACGTATTGTATTTATCAGCGGAATAATTGTGTAAATCAGGACATGATAGCATATTAAGAACCTTAAATATAAACATGCTAGTATTTACCGAGGACATCAGGATGTATTCAATACATTCCTTATAACGTCCACACAAACTTAGTATAAATGTTATATCATCCGGTCTCTGGATCTTGTAATTTTTCTCTTCAAAGCCGACCAACCACGCAGTAGACTGGTGAGCAGGGTGTACTACTTGACAAAGTTCAGCATATAGACTTTTGAGGGGAAGAGCCTCGCTATCTAACTGAGCAATATAATCGCTGGCTGTTTTTGCTTTGTGACTCTTAGGTGCATCTTCATTCTTCATTAACTTACGTGCATAAGCGAAATGAATCAAGCTATCTTCCAACTCTTCGCTTACTACTCGCTTCTGTGTTGGACGACGTAGAAGCGCGTCTTCAATATGGCTAAATATCTGCGCAATAGTGAGAGGCACCGAGCCTAAGGCATCGTATGTATCGGTCGCACACTCAAGGATACCTCTAAGGCCAGAACAAAAAGCAATGTAATTTGGCTTGACAATCGAACTGTTACAGCAAAGTTCGTACCATTTATCATGCCTGATGAGATTGGAGGTCGCAGCCCAATGTGAGCGATACAATATCTCAATCCAATACACATAGTTTGAATCAATTTTGTTCAATAACTTAAAATCATCAAAGGTTAAAAACTGATAATTTTTATTATATGAAGCCTTAAGTAGCTCTTTAATTATTGTAGGATATATGTCCCCAGACACTCCAAAAATATCTTTCGCCGAAGCTTTCACAGCAACTCCTCTTTTTCTAATTTAGTTGAGTAGTAATTTGGCACCTAATATTATGTCAATGAACTCAATAATACTACTTTCCCAATTTTTTGCATTATTGATCACCAATACCTTTCTATACTAATTTTCCGAGAAACTCGTGGGCATAGCCACGGACCGGTTCCCTGTAGATCGACACGTGTCAATGTTAGTCATGCCTTCATTACCTTTGCGATAACTTCCGCTCCTCGCTCACAACGGACTGTTGAACCTTACATGCGGACAATTCGGGCCAAAAGAGGACATCATTGGCTTGAAAATTGGGGCCGGTCAGATGAATACTTTCAAGACATTAAAAACAAGTAGCCCAAGAACATTTTTAACTGCAGCAGTTCTTTATTGATAGGTATGCACGATATAAGAAACCGAATTCCTTTATACGAATTAGAGACTCAATTATGATTTTTCGACACAAAGTAAACTTATTACACTCAACTAATATCTTATCTATTGATATAGCAACGATTTGTGAATTCTCTCTTAATTTTACGGGTGTAATAAGACTATAAGTCATAACCGGAAACATTTTCTGCGGTGTGTTATAAAACGTACCAACAGGATGGGTTGGTATAATTTTATACGGCATTTCAATTTTATATGCCCATCGGCGATACTGTCCCATATGAAGCTCTGCAATAATAGGGGATACATGTGTAGGGAAAACTGTAAGTTTGAAATCTTCATAAGCACCAACGACATAAAATTTTGACATTAAAAATTTCTCCCTTCCATACCATACTTTGGGTTATATGTGAAAATTTTATTCTTTAATTTATGGTTTAACCTTCTTATTGTAGGGTTAGATGCATATGTATTTGGTATAAATATGTTATTGATATGTTTTTCCGTAAGAATGTATCCTGCATCCAAGCAAAACTCAAAAAGCCATGCATGTGGGTTATTCTCAGCGTACATGAAATCTATTACTGTTGTGGAAAAATATTTCTCAAGGATAGGCTTTGAGAAAATACAAGCGCTGTGATTATTTATGTTTTGGAGATAAATACTTGGCAAGTTGAATAAATCTGATGTTAACGCATAAAATTTATTATAATCACAATTTATCATTTGTAGGAAAGTATCGTTGTCAATGCTTGCTTTGAGAAAACCAAATTTGATACTTCCCGTGTCGACAGGACTTCCTGCTTTAAAAAAATATTGGTTATCTGTCAAAAATGATATATTCATACTTATGACGATGGAGCCTCTAAGAAGAGGTGGATTCTCAATTGGCGAGCCAATATTGAAATAGTCAGCTTTTTTACTACCATTACCTGCCGTGAAAATGATGTTTTCAATAATATGAAGTTTATTTAGTGTAAGTACCTTGGTGAAAGTTTTCATGCGTCTTTGGCTTTACTCTTATAAATATGTTCTCGCCACTTATTATTTGCGCAGTTTAAAATGTTCTGATACTCATTTTGATATTCCTGAACTCTATCAAGTGTTATTTCTCTAGTTTCATCATCCTCCTCCATCCTTTTATCCATCGTAATTAAATGCCTTAGTTCGTAAAGGTCACAAATTGTGGAGATATTCATTGCCATTCTTTCTTGATACATATATTTGCTAAGAATTTGCCCTGCAAGGTTCGCTAAACAACTAGCTACAAGAGCTACGATAGTAATCCAGAAGAAAGAAAATTTGGTGTTTACTGCTATCAATATAGTAGTAAGTCCACTCAAAAGCACTTGCCCAAATGAATAGAATTTACTATTCTCCTGATTATATTTACGCTTTGCATTAAATTCTTTTATTCGAGCATCGATCTCTGATTCCAGTCTGTTTAAGCTCTTTAACTTATGCTCTGTACTCATAAAAAACCACTTTTTGAACATGCTTGGAGTGAATACTTTATCATACTGATATCACTAAAAATAGATATGGTACCAAGCAATGAATCGACACTATTTTAGCAGCCATTCTTTTCGTTGGTTACACTACCTTTTGGCCATTGATAGCCACAGATAATTTCCGCTCTTCGCTGACTATCAAAATTATTAGTGCCTTGCTACAGAGCACAATCAGATCTGGTGACAACTAATGCAAATCATCAGTACTTTCCCAAGTTTCCTGAAAATTTCTTCGTTCGCTTTCTTATTCTCACTAGCTCTGTCTAGTACGGTTGAGCCCATAGGGAGCCTCAAATTAGTAATACTAAGTTATTTAAAAATTATATGAAGGCAGCTATGTATACAGAAGAATAAGATACCTTGTATAAGGAAATGTGTAGCGTGATACCTGATGCGCTCAGAACTGCGCTAGGGGGGAAGCACGAAAGTTCGGGATTGATGAGAACTGCAATGGAGTTGCCAATAAAATTACTAGAGCAATAGAAATGTCAAACCCATTAAGGTCTAGGTTTGACATTTGTTATTACTGATTAAGCAACTTTCTTTTCAGAGCAGTTGCAGAGAGGGATAGGGAAAGGTCGCCCTTTTTTTGCGATTCGCACTACGCCATCAACACAAGTTGAATAGCGAAAAATGATTTCGCAAGTATTACCACATTTACGACAAGTACCAGTCGCCATGAGGTGCATCCTGTTGTTATACACAGCCTGTAAACCCATACAGATTGCGTTTTGCCAGGAGAACCGCTATCCTAAGTTTGTAAATATATAGGTGTAGCGATGGGGTTGTCTCCATAGTTACCGGAATGTGTTAGCGCACTTCCCGCCCGAAAGCCCTGTTAGCGCAGGGCTTTTACATATAAAAATCAAACGTTAATTGTGCCATAGAATAGCCCATTCTTTCCAAGACAACCTCCGCAAAAGTATCTGCTTGCCATTCTGCATCTTCTATTTGGAGAGGGTGAGTATTGGAAAAATGAAGCACTGGCTTGTGGCCTAATAACAAATGTCCTAATTCATGCATCATTATTGATAGCGCACTTCTTTCACCCATGCTGGCCATCTCATAAATTCGCTTGGGGACAGTTATAGTTAAGGTGCTGGGGTCACAGTGACCTATGGTTAAATCGAGAGTAATCTTCTCCCATGCTCTGTCCTCCATGACATCGAGTGTTATGCCATAGTAGGCAAGCATTTCAAAAACATCATCATAGCGCTTCTTCTTTTTACGCCTCGGTGTTAACCCAAACTCGTTGCAGAAGTTAATGGCTTTATTCGTAATTTCATCTACTTTCATAGGAGATACCCTGTTTCCCCTCATTTGATATGTAGCGCTTTGATCCATGGTATCCCTTATCGGTTCATTTTTTCTAAAAGCTCAGCAAATTTCTTCAACTGTTGAGGTGTCCACGGGGACTTGGCAAATCCAGCAACAAGCATTTTCTGCTGCTGGGATAGACCATCTAATGGAACTGATTCATTGGAGACGTCAGCTAATTCTTGTAGATTACTAATTTCATAACCTTTTGCTTCAAAGAAACTCTGGATGTTTTTCACCCATTTTCTTGGGATTTTTTTACTGCCGGTTTCTAGTCCGCTCAAGAACGCAGATGATGCCCCTAACTCTTCAGCCATGGTTAGTAACGTATGTCCTGTTTCAATCCTCGCTATCCTTACGGCTTTGCCGAATTCAGTGAGTGCCATGTTTGTTTCCTCAGTATGTGGTTCGGGAGGGTTAGGATTTTAATTATGATTAATATAGCTGGGAAATGTTAGTTAGTAAACCGTTTTGGTTAATTTTTCACTTTAAATAGTGAAACTCCTGAACAAGTAGTTCATTCCATGAAACTTGCTTATAAGCTAGTTAGCTATGGTTAAATTGGTGATCGGGTATCATATATTTGGCTTACGAAGTTTTTACGAATGGTTCCGAATTAATTGATAACTATATGAATCTAAAAGATGTAATGAAAAGTAAACTAAGGTGTTTTACTGAGGGTTTAATAGATAACAAATTGATTTGAAAGGGAATTATTGATTTTAATCTGAAAGAGGAATCGTATTCGGTCTTTTTTTAATGCTTTGATTTATATGGTTTTTTCTCTCTTCGTCCGAAAATGTCCGAAATCTCCCCGAAATCCTATATCCGGCCTAAATTTCTACCCACTCATTTTTACGTGAATCAAGGTATACATTCGTCATTTTCATCGACTTGTGGCCGAGTAATTTCTGAGCAAATTCCTTGCTGTATTCTGCTTCATAAAGCCGTGATGCCAGGCTGCGGATCTCGTGAAAGCTGGGAGGAGATATTTCATAAACTAGATCGGTAGCCTTCAATGCTTTAACAAATGCTTTAGTGAGTGAGTCGGCATTTAATGCGCCGGGTTCGCGACCAGATTTTTTACTGGCAGAACTAATGAGATATTCACTCTTACTATTATTTAGACACTGCTCAATAACCTCACCAACAGTGGTATTCATTATTTCCAGTCGTAGTGAGAGTGAGATAGCAATTTGATTACCGGTCTTACCCTGTATTACCCACAGTTTTCCATCATGCACATCACCTCTTTTTAATTGTCGGCTACCAACAGGAGTTCGGTAAGGCCAAACAGCAAGCTGCTACTGAATTGGCTGCGGGTGGTGTTGATCCAAGTAGCGGTAAATTTCAGGGAACACTACAAACATTGCAAAGTGACCAGGTGGCCGGGCAAATAGACACGACCAATCGGGCGCAAACCTCACAACAGGATAAATATGTCGCCGGGTTACAGGATGTGGTGGCAATGGGGGCCGGTCAGAAAGCTGATGCGTTGTCAGGCTATAGCAACATTGCCAGTCAGAGCTTAAACAAGGCNTAGTAAACCGTTTTGGTTAATTTTTCACTTTAAATAGTGAAACTCCTGAACAAGTAGTTCATTCCATGAAACTTGCTTATAAGCTAGTTAGCTATGGTTAAATTGGTGATCGGGTATCATATATTTGGCTTACGAAGTTTTTACGAATGGTTCCGAATTAATTGATAACTATATGAATCTAAAAGATGTAATGAAAAGTAAACTAAGGTGTTTTACTGAGGGTTTAATAGATAACAAATTGATTTGAAAGGGAATTATTGATTTTAATCTGAAAGAGGAATCGTATTCGGTCTTTTTTTAATGCTTTGATTTATATGGTTTTTTCTCTCTTCGTCCGAAAATGTCCGAAATCTCCCCGAAATCCTATATCCGGCCTAAATTTCTACCCACTCATTTTTACGTGAATCAAGGTACACATTAGTCATTTTCATCGACTTGTGGCCGAGTAATTTCTGAGCAAATTCTTTACTGTATTCTGCCTCATAGAGCCGTGAGGCCAGGCTGCGAATTTCATGAAAGCTGGGAGGGGATATTTCATAAACTAGATCGGTAGCCTTCAATGCTTTAACAAATGCTTTAGTGAGTTAGTCGGCATTTAATGCGCGGGGTTCGCGACCAGACTTTTTACTGGCAGAGCTAATAAGATATTCACTCTTACTATTATTCAGACACTGCTCAATAACCTCACCAACAGTGGTATTCATTATTTCCAGTCGTAGTGAGAGTGAGATAGCAATTTGATTACCGGTCTTACCCTGTATTACCCACAGTTTTCCATCATGCACATCACCTCTTTTTAATTGTCGGATATCATCCCGGCGCTGCCCGGTCATTAATGCCAGAGCCATGCTGAGTGATACCCACTTGGGTTGCTGCAATGCTGCTAAATGAATCTTACGAAAAGCATCATAGTCGAGCCGTTCCCGCTTAACTTTCGGTGATGGGGTACGCGTAGCTTCCACAGGGTTACTGCTAATTAGGCCATCAGCGATGGCCTCTCTAAATACATCGGATAAGACAGACCGTAAATTAACCGCCATTGAACTCTTACCCTCATCGACATAGGCATTAATAAAATCCGCAATATGCTTTGTGGTAATGGCATCAATCTGCATTTTGCCAAATTTCTGATTGATGTAACCAATCTGAAGGATCCGCATTTTCATTGTATTTTCAGCTAACCCCCGGCGGTTTAATAACTGGGTATATTGCTTTAGCCAGGTAGCAACCGAATTCACCGCGGGATCTATAGGGGTAGGTACTGGAGCTCGAAGCCGCTCCAGCAAAGCGACAGGCTGAAAATTTGATTCAATATAATTATTAGCTTCGATGGCTTGAGCAATAGCATCCCTGCGGGTAATTGGTGGTTTGCTGTTGTAGGTTTNAAAGAGGAATCGTATTCGGTCTTTTTTTAATGCTTTGATTTATATGGTTTTATTTTTAAGATCCCGAAATTCCCCGAAATTCCCCGAAATCCTATATCCGGCCTAAATTTCTACCCACTCATTTTTACGTGAATCAAGGTATACATTCGTCATTTTCATCGACTTGTGGCCGAGTAATTTCTGAGCAAATTCCTTGCTGTATTCTGCTTCATAAAGCCGTGATGCCAGGCTGCGGATCTCGTGAAAGCTGGGAGGAGATATTTCATAAACTAGATCGGTAGCCTTCAATGCTTTAACAAATGCTTTAGTGAGTGAGTCGGCATTTAATGCGCCGGGTTCGCGACCAGATTTTTTACTGGCAGAACTAATGAGATATTCACTCTTACTATTATTTAGACACTGCTCAATAACCTCACCAACAGTGGTATTCATTATTTCCAGTCGTAGTGAGAGTGAGATAGCAATTTGATTACCGGTCTTACCCTGTATTACCCACAGTTTTCCATCATGCACATCACCTCTTTTTAATTGTCGGCTACCAACAGGAGTTCGGTAAGGCCAAACAGCAAGCTGCTACTGAATTGGCTGCGGGTGGTGTTGATCCAAGTAGCGGTAAATTTCAGGGAACACTACAAACATTGCAAAGTGACCAGGTGGCCGGGCAAATAGACACGACCAATCGGGCGCAAACCTCACAACAGGATAAATATGTCGCCGGGTTACAGGATGTGGTGGCAATGGGGGCCGGTCAGAAAGCTGATGCGTTGTCAGGCTATAGCAACATTGCCAGTCAGAGCTTAAACAAGGCCACGAGTGACGCGCAAAAATCACTGAGTGACCGTCAGGCTGTTGGGCAATTGGTGGGGGCTGCGGGTGGATTGGCTGCCCGCAGTTATGGGTTGAAAGACGCAACGGCATCCGGTAGTCGGTCAACCGGTGTATTTGACGGCAACTAATGACAGGAGATAGCGATGGGACAAGCATCTGATACCTATGCCAACCTAATCCGTGACCAGTATAACGACTGGCTTACGCGCTTCTATCCGAAGCAAAAAGAGCTAATGGGGCTGGCTACCAGCGGTGAGTTGATGAACCAGCAATTAACCCGCGTCAGTGACAGCTCTGCCAACAGTTTGCGTTCTGCTCAGTTGGGTACACAAAACCAGTTAGCACGTTACGGTACAACTCAGACGGCAAACCCGAACGATAACAGTTTAGGTCTGCGCTCAGCACTGGCCACTGCGGGTGCAAAAAATGGGATCCGTGAAGCAGAGCAGGACCGACAAATGAATATTTTAACTGGTGGCAGTGCAAGTCTGCGTGAACAGATGAGTATTGGCGGGGGGAGTAACTAATGGGCTATGGATTAATTGATGCTGCGCGGGATACCCGGCAGCAGGCTATGCAAGGGCTTAGCGATGCTTCTAACCGTGAGATACAGCGTGAGTCTGCAAATGAACAACTCAAATCCCAGCAAAAACAGAGCCAAATGAGCATGATTGGCGTCGGGGCCGGTACTGGGATGGCGGTTGGTGCAACTTATGGCGCCGCGGGTGGGCCGATTGGCGCAGGCATTGGTGCGGCGGTAGGGTTACTAGCAAGTAGTTTCTTTTAAAGGATAATTATCATGGGCGTACAAGGTTTAGCGGACGGCTTTCTGGCGGGTTTCAACACGGCAGATCAGGCGATCAGTCGCAACCGCGAACTCGGACTGCGAGATGCTGCTCAGCAGCAACAGATTAAAGACTCTGACCGTAACTATGGTCTGGCGAAAGAACAGATTGATTGGCGTAAAGAGACTGACAACCGTGACCACCAATACAAGTCGCAACGCGATAGCGTAGGTGATGAACAGTGGAATAAGAACTATGGTTTGGCGCAGGCCAACCAACGTACAGCAAATGCCAGCTTAGGCATGCGGGCGCAGGAACTCAACATGAGGAACAGTGAATTTAACTTCCAACGTTCTCAGGCTGAACGCCAGCAGCGTATGCAAGAAGAAATGCCAGTTGTCCAAGCGCTCTACAAACAGATTGAAACCACTGGGCAGGTTGATCCTCAATTGTATGGACAAATTTCAAAGGATAATCCGCTACATCCGTCCCGCTTCTTTGGTCAGGGAGCAATTGATAACGTCATAGAAATTAACCAGATTATGCCGAAGGTGCTTTCGGGGGAAATAAACTACAACGATCCGAAAGTATTAAAAACAATGAATACTGTGCTGGCCCCTTATATTGAGCGCAATATTGATGAAGTCGATCCGGAGTCAGGGAAGAAAATTAAGAGCAAAGAGCTGGCCCATATTGGTATCAGTGAAGATGGCAAGTTTGTTATTCCCGGACTGAAAGTTACCTACAGCGATGGCTCCACCGCGAACAAACCAATGACTCAATTCGGCTCAGCGGATGTGAATGATAACCAGGTGGCAAAAATCCCTATTGATGAGTTTATGAATAAGGTAAGGGGTTACAGCCAGATGGTAGGGCAACTTAACCAGCCAGATCGGGCCAAGTTTGTTGGCAATATGGTTAACCCGCCAGATAAAGCCGCCATGCGTCAGGAAAGTGAGGGCTATCGCAAAGAGCTGCTGGATATCAGCAAGGATGAAGGTAAGCAGCTGGCCGCGTTAAATAAAGATGGCGCGATGATGGATGAGAAGCAACTGGCCACCGCAAAACAGGAAATTAAGAGCAACTCTGAGCAACGCCGTCAGCAAGCTTCTGAACTCTATGGTGTTGGTGGGAGCCGTGGTTCTCAGAATCAATCCGGCATTGACCCAGCTGAATTGGAAGCATTTGCGGGGGAGTACCAAAAAGAATTTGGTGAAGCCCCTGATCTGAACAACCCACAGGATCAGCAGGTCTTTATGGCATGGAAACAACTGCGACAGCAGACACCGCAAGGGAAAGATCAGCCCCAGAGTACACCGCCCAGCATAGTTCAAAATGCTCCAACAGATAATAGCAATACTGCTCAGCAGTTGAGGGAAATGCAGCGATTATCAGCTAAGAGATAATTAATAGTTTAAGCCCCGTTAGCTAATTATTGCTGAACTAGCACCTACAGGGCAATGTTTTAACCTGAACGAACACTCTTTAAGATTAAATTATTGCGTGATAATAAATTCTTCTGTGACATAATCATGCGTGATATATCTAATGTTATTTTCTTAAAGCTCTGAGTGTCACTGACATCATTGTATTTGTTGGCTAGTGTAATTATATCTTCGCAAGCTTTTAGTATTAATTTGTGATGGTCATATTCTTGAGATACTTCATCTTTTTTAACACTTAGACTATGTTCAAGTCTTATTAACTCTTCTTTTTTCTCTTTTATTTCATTATCCAATTGGATGATGGAATCACTCATGACCTGATGTTTTTCTTTTAATGTACTTATGTCCATTTCACTCTTGGCTTCAATTGCATCAAGATCCGCTTGGTTTTTCTTATTGATGAGTTCAATTTCCGCTTTATGTTCTGTTTGCACTAATTCTTTTTTGTGTTGAATTCTTGTGTTTTCTTCTAAAGTGGCGTTTTCTGATTTTGCTTTTATTTCAGCCAAATCAATGAGGTCCTCATATTCCCTTAGTTTGTTGAATTTTTCACGTTCCCTTTTTAGCTCTATCGCTTTAGGATGTTTTCTGTCGATCCATCCCTGAGCGTATGGATAAATTATAGCTAGTGAAACTCCTATTAAAACCGGAAGTAATAAATAACAAAAGTAATTCAATAAGGTAGAATTACTTATTATTTTTATTCTTTCCTCAATTGTTCTTTCACTGAATAAGACAAAGAGAATATTTGACCAGTTGGCCGCAAACCAACTTAGAAGTATGAATCCAAACAAAGGACTATCAAGCCTTTTTGATATGGAATTTTTTACCGAGTTGGTTATTTCTTCCATTTTTATCCTGTCTTTTTTATAAAAGTATTGCGTCTGCTGTTTTATTTGCGTGTAATTTCAATGTTAAGGTTAATTTTATGTCCCAACTCTACAAATTCATTTTTCCATAAACACCTTCAACCTGGCAGGAATCACCATCATCAAATGTCAGTGTACCGCTTGAGCCGAAGGTAATCTTGAGAATGGCGTTGTCTGCCAGCGCTAAATTCAAGCACATAGAGGTTATAATAAAATTGTCTGTACCAAAAATATTGTACAATTTATCATCTTCTCGACTCACTTGTACTTCATATGTTCCCGTGTTCAAATTAACCGGCTCTAGGATTCTCTGAACATCGCACGAGTCCTTGCTATCTATAAATATTAACTTGTCGCTGTACCCTTCAGTACGAAGGTAAGCATCTTCTGAATAAGCATAGGTGTAGCAGTACCTGGTGTGAATCAGTGTATTTTTACCATCGATTACATAAAGATTGCTGTCTTTTCGGGTTACTGATACTTCGTATGTTGCTGCTGTGGTAGAGAAAGATATAGAGATCAGATAGATGAGAACATACAACGTACGCATTTTTAGCATTTCCTTTACCAAAAGTAGTAATTAAGTTGTTAATTATTATTATCAATTCAACGTAAAAGTCATGAACGACAGAATTATAGACCTTGTTGGGAATCTGTAACGTGCTAAATTACAGAAAGATGCCAAGCCTCACTTTTTAGTGGGGCTTTTTTTATGCCTAAAATTTGGAGTCTATTAGATGACTTACGATCCGCAACAGCAACGTCCAGAAGAACAAACAACTAACAACAATCGTGAAACACTCAATATCCAGCAGCCCGGTGAAAATGCGAATACGGGGTTCGACTGGGGTGCCGTCAGGGAAGCGCGTGAGGCTGCTGGACGGCAGTCAAAAACTCCACAGGCCAATGATCCAAGCGTAGGTTTAAAAGATGTACTCCTTTCTGTGGCCGCAGCTCCAACTGATATTATCAGCGGCAATGCTCAACTGTTTAAGGCTGGCAATCAGCTTTTGGATGATAAAGCATCAGAATATCGAAGTGGTGAAAAGAAACCGCTGATAGATATTCCGGTTAGTCCTGAAATGTTGAAGGTGATGCGAGACAGTGGCGGTAACTCTTTGTCGCGCGTGGGTAATGCTTTCATTGATGGAGTGGGTGAGCTTGCTCAAAGCGCTTCGAAAGAAATCAAAAGCCATTTTAGTGAGGGGGCCAAAGAGGCCGCTGCAATGGACTTTATCAATTTTGAGCGAGATAAAAATAAGAATGTGACTGGGATTAAAGTAGGGGCTGGCCTATTTGATAAAGATGCGTGGATGATTAATGCTATACCATCAATATCGCAGATGTTTTTAACGGCAAGTGGTGCAAAGCTAGGGGCTAACGCTGTAGAGAGGATGGTTGAAAAGGGAACTTACAACCGTTTAATTAAGGTACTTCCTGAAGATGCGGCAAGGGCCGCAGCAAAAGAAACTGCTCAGATAGCAAAAAGAAGAGCTCAAGTAACTGGCTTTGTTGGGGTTTCAGCGGGTACCGCTCAAGGGCAAGGCGGCATTGATATGCGCGAAGAGACTAACTCCATCCCCTTTGATCAATTATTCGAAAGCACAACATTCCAAAAAGCGTTTGCTGATATTGATAGCGATCCCTCTAATTCCTCATTAACTGACACACAAAAATTAACCTTGGCTCGAAGCCAGGTTGCAGAACAAGCTGCTAATAGTGTTACTGCCGATCCTCGGATGCTGGCTATTAATATTGCCGCTTCTACATTGGGGGATCATACCTTAGCAAAATTGCTTACTAAAAAGATGGCAACTAAAAGTGTTATTTCTAGTGCGGCGACGGGAACCTTCGCGGAAGGCAGTACTGAGTTTGCTCAAGGTGCCTCCCAGCGTTATGTCCAGAATCAGCAATTAATTAACACCGCAGGCCAAAAAATTGACCCGATGAAAGATGTTTTTGAAACAGGGGCGAACAATGCAATTGTAGGGGGTGGCATTGGTATGGGGGCCGGTACTGTCGGTGGCATTCGAGGCCGTAAATCAGCAGCAGAAACCACACCCGAAACTCCAGTTGATGCTGAGGGTTCGCCAGTATCTGAAAATATTGATCCAGCTATTCAGCCAGAAATGACACCACAGGCAGAAAATCCGGCCTCTCCAGATGTGGCTGCACAGCAGAATTCAGTGAGTGAAAACGGTGTACCAAATTCCCAGATTGATGATTTCCGTGATACCCCGGCTTACTTGCGCCAAGATCCTCGCGTGCAAGGCTTTGCTGATGATAGCGATGTTCAGCGTTCATTGGCCGAGCCAGAGGCACAGCCGACCACACAAGAGCTTATTCAACAGCAAATGGAGTCAGGGGATCAAGGTTTTACGCCTGATGAGTTAGCAATACTTGAGCAGGCTGACCAGATTCGGGCACAGAGAACGCCACGCCTACCAGCGCCCGGTAATATTCATCCAGGCGAAGGTTTCCCCATGCCGGGGCCAATTCAAGGGGATGAAACCCAAGCGGGTACCGCACCACAATTTACTGCTGGTGAGCAAGTCCGTGGCCCAATGTATTTGCCGAGAGAGCAGGCTGAGCAACAAGGTGCGGTGCGCGAAACCCATACCTACGATGGACAAACGGATCCGCAGGCTATTACCGATAAAAACATCATCTTTGCTGATGGACCGGTAGTTAATCCTGATGATGTCCAATCGGGGCAAGCGCCACAGTTTGAGGGTGGGCAGCGTAAAGATGTACGCCGCTTTACGAAGGCTATGGGTGGGCAGCCTGAAACCGCCATTACCGATCAGCGTCAGCGTGCTGGTGGTGTCCCTATAGATGCTCACACCGAAGCTTATGCTAAAGGGGAAGCACTAGGTGAGTTGAGATTACATGCGGGCAAACCGTTCTCCAGTGAGAAAGTAGCCAGATTCACCAAGTGGGCCAAGATACCGGGGGCGGTGATTGAACCGGTTGGTGATGGCTTTGGTGTGCGATTGCCGCCTGAACCCACAACGGCTTACACAAAAACAGCGCCCTCAAATGAGGGCGTTGTTGCATCTGGTGTGCAGCTAACCGGTGAATTAAGACTGCATCTCGGCAAACCCTTCAACAGTGAGAAAGTCGCTAAGTATTCCAAATGGGGCAAGATGCCGGGTGCCACGATTGAACCGGTAGGAAAGGGGTACGGTGTCCGATTGCCCGTACCTGAGCCAGCGGGGCAAGCCAAAATCAGGGACGCAAAAATTGATGATTTTGGTGAGGAACTTAAGGGGGCGGCGAAGCATAAATGGGGCCAGTTGGCAGAGTCACTGAAAGCCGATCATGATATTGAAGAAATCAAAAAACAGCCCCTTTCTAAACTGTTCCCACATCCTGATTACAGCAAAATGCATGAGAGTGGAATTGAATCAGACAAGCTTGCTTTGCTTGCGGCATTACGCTCGATTATCCCAACCAAACCCAGCTCTCCATATAAAGTAAACCAATGGGCAGAACAAGTGAAAGGGGTTCGATCTATCGCCAATAGCCTTATGGGGGGCAATATCAGCGTTGCCGATATTAAAGCTCACTTTCAACGTAGCAAAACCACCTTAAACGCTGTAGCGGATAAGGTCGATTTAATCTCACAATTTAAACCAGAGCAGATGGCCGAAGCATCGAAGTACTCAATTAGATCCGGCCATTACACCTACTTTGATGGCAAGAGTTATCCCGGCGGGAAAACCCTATATGAGCTGATTACCCCTAGAGGGATGAAAACTGATATTTCAGCGGGTTCAATGTCTGAGCTATTAGTCAAAGCCAAGGCATTTATTGAGGCCAAGATTAATAGTGATAAAGGGGAAGTCGCGCCTAAACAGGCTCAGTTAGCACCTAAACAGGCTAAGTTAGAGATCTATACCCGACGGGCAGATAAGAGTGTGTTTATTGGCTACAAAGGGGCCATGGGCGTTTTACCGCTTAAAGCTGGCTTCAAAACACCTACCGAAGCACGCGCTTATCTGGCAGAAAATCGCGCTGAAATAGAAGCCAAACTAGATAAATTACGCAAAATATCGCGAGAGGAACAACGCAAATTAACCAACGAACCCCGGATAGGAATCGAACGCCGTAAGGGCAATGTGACGCCTGAACAATTTAGTGATGCATTTGGCTTTAGAGGGGTACAGTTTGGTAACTATGTCGAAGGGGCACGTCGTCAATCTGAATTGAACGATACCTATGACTCATTGATTGATATGGCCGAATTACTGAATGTGCCACCCAAAGCACTCTCTCTCAATGGTGAATTGGGCCTGGCATTTGGCGCACGGGGTAAGGGCGGAGCCAAAGCACACTATGAGCCGGTGCAAGTGGTTATCAATCTAACCAAAGGTAATGGCGCTGGCTCACTGGCACATGAGTGGTTCCATGCACTGGATAACTATTTTGGTACCTTTGATGTACATGGCGAGGCGTCCGGTAAGCGGTCCTCCGAATTTATTACCGATCGTAGACGTTCGCGTTATGAGTTTAGCAGTGGTAAAAGGCAAGAGATTACTCATCCAGTCAGGCAAGAGGTATATGACGCATTTAAGAGCGCAGTCAATAAAGTCACTAGTAGCGGAATGATGGCGCGGGCTGCACTGCTGGACGGTGGCCGAAGCAAAGCCTACTGGACGACTAAACTTGAAATGTCAGCGCGAGCATTTGAACGCTATCTGCTGGATAAAGCGCAGAGTAAAGGCATCACTAACGATTATCTGGTGAACCTGCGCAAAGCTGACGAACATGCAAACCCTGAAACTTATGCTTACCCAACGGAAGCCGAATTAAACAGCGGTGTGCGTCAGGCTTTTGATCACCTATTCCAAACCATCAAAACCAAGCCAACCGATAAAGGTATCGCTTTCTATTCGCGTAAGGGTACTGACATTGGCAAAGGCAATGTGATTTCAGATACCGGTCATACTGCCGCTACCGGTGTGCTGGAGGTGATTGAATCACTGAACAAGATGGACTTTGAGCGTATCGGCAAAGATGTGGTGAAGGTGTTTATGGATGGGCAGGAGAAGCTAGTGCAGGTCAATGATCCAGAACTGTATCGTGCCTTTACCATGATTGACCTTGAGCGTAGTAATTCCACCTTTATGAAGGCAGCACGCACGGCTAAAAAGGTGCTGACCGTCAGCACCACATCGATGCCTGATTTTATCATTCGTAACTTTATGCGCGATTCTATCCATTCATGGGCCATTAACAAAGATGGCTTTAAACCGGTGACTGCCTCATGGGCCGGATTCAAAAAAGCGCTGCGCACTGATGATAGCCTGGTAGATATGATGTTTGCCGGTGCCACTTTTGGTGGAGGTTATTCGAATGTTTATGATCCGGCATCTACAGCTAAAACCATTCGTAGTGTTCTACGGCGTAAAGGTTACAACGACAGTCAGATACAAGAATTTGAGTCCTCAATTGTTCGTAGTAGTAAAGAGGTCATGGGCAAGGTTGAGCAAGGGTTACATAAATATAAGAACCTAAGTGAAGCAGCAGAGAACGCCAACCGGCTGGCCACGTATGAAGCCGCCATTAAATCGGGAAAAAGTAAAGCGCAGGCGGCATTTGATGACCAGACTAGCCTGTTAATGCGTGAAATAGGTGAGGCGACCAATATGTCACCGAAGATGCTGGATCACATTGTGATGGGCTACACCGGCAGCTTAGGCAGCTATGTGATGGGCGCTACCAATCTGCTGATGCGTAACCTGAAAGATTACGGCGAAACCCCGGCCATGCGTTTGGATGAACTGCCGGTGATTAAATCCTTCTTCCGGGGTTCAGATCCGGCCAAGTCTACCCAGTTCACCGAAGATTTTTACCGCATGATGACCGAAGCCAACCAGATAAACAGCACTATTAACAGTTTCCGTAAGCAGGGGCGATGATGCCAATGAATTGATAGAGGAAAATAGAGGGAAATTATCGCAGCGTCAGGGGCTAACAGCGACTCAGAAACAAGTGAAAGCACTGAATGCCCAGATTGAGATGATGAGGCGGGACCGGATACTCACGGCGGATCAGAAAAGAGAAAAAATTGACCGACTGATGGCAACAAGAAATAAACTGGTACAGCAGGCGGTGGAAAGGGTGAATCCGTATTTTAATAAGTGACTTAAAAGGGAGTTTGAAAGAACTCCCTAATTTATAAATCTTTGAGCAAGACAATGTTGCCGCACTTATAGATGGCTTGAATTGCCAACGCAAAAGTGGTCTCATCTGGAGGGCACAACTCTATGAATCAACCAATTTTCCAGAATGGACGGGTGCAAATATTTTTTACATTCCAATACTTAACTGGGTTCTTCGCATGATTTTTGATTACATCATCGGGGTTTACTGATGCATCCGGGATGAAGTCTGCAGGGACCTGAATGGCTTGGCTTCCCGAGGCGACATAATAATACTTCCCTGCTTCCGGAATGAGTGACGAATGGGAGTTTCGAATATATCCTCCCCCTTGATTTTTGATCTGCGAAACAGAGTATAGGACATTGGGTTTTATCTTACTAACGACTACATTACCCTTAGCTTGAAAGATATTTGAGTCAAGTTCATAGCGATCAGACATATCGTAGCAATTGCTTTGGTTGTTGAACGTGTAAGAACCTAGATAGATGGTGCCTACATTTCCCTCCCTGTTAAGTACATACAACGTCGCAGCATCGCTTCCAGTGTAGTCTTTGTAATCAAGAGGTAATACTTTAGCGCACCCTGTAAGCCCCAGAGAGATTGCAGCTACGATGACGGTTTTATTTAATTTCATATCGTCCTTTATTGTGTGTAAGTTCGTTGCCCATGTTAAATACAATAATTAGCAGATAGGTGCATTATCGGCTGTATTTGTTTTTTCTTCAATCATATCAATGTCCTTTCTTCGCCGATTGTCAGATTGAGTGGCTACTAATCCATGTTGCAGCATCAATAATTATTTGAGAGCATCTTTAACGATGACGAACAGAACCAATAGCAGAATAAATCCGATAATCCCTAAAATGATGCTGGCATTCTAACCTCAGAACAGAAACGAGAAAGAATCGACAGAATGATGGCAACCAGAAATAAACTGGTACAGCAGGCGGTGGAAAGAGTGAATCCGTATTTTAATAAGTAAATTGAAAGGGAGTTTGGAAAGACTCCCTGATTTGTTAGTTTTTGGGTAAAGTATCTGCAGGAATCATGGCAGCGCGTGTGGTGAGCTTTATTTTTTTTGAAACGGAGTACCAGTGAAGAAAGAAAAAGGTATTTCTAAGTACAAGTTGAATCAAATCGCTACAGAATCTTTGAGGAATACTATCCGGCTTCACTTTGACTCAGTGCTGCTTTATGAGAACGGATCGTATCCAAGTGCATTTCAACTTTCGGTCTTGGCTCTTGAAGAGTTCTCAAAGGCCAATTGGGTGGACCACTATATTTGGTCATCTGAAACCAATGGAGGATACCCAGATATTGAATTCGAGCAGGAGTGGTTAAGGCTTCTGTATCTACACCCAAAGAAGCAATGGAACTTTGTAGCAAGAGAAACAAATGATTACTCTCCAAAGTTTATTTCTCTGATTCAGAACAGAAAGCTAGAAGAAAAAAAGCAAAATGCTATATATGTCGGCTTATCGCGCACAAAAGGAAAAATTGATACAGATAGTCGAGTTTCTACCCCTTTGAAAATTAAACAAAAAGATGCTAAGCAGTTTATTTCAATAATCAATGATGAGCTACTTAGAATATGCACTCGTATTGAAGATAACGAATATTACTTCGAAGGCGGGGAAAATATGGACGAAGTGTTCGACTATGAGATTTATAAAAAACTTTTGAAATGGCCTCACAAGAGTGGAATATATAATAATGGCTGGAGAAAGAAAAACCACCTACGAAACTAACAAACGCATGCTGCGAGTTGGTTTTCCGCTGTGCAGCCAAATCAGCTACAAATTAGTGATTTCAAGATAATCGATTGAAATAAAGGTAGATCAGCATTAATTTGAGATGAGTAAAAATCATGAAAGAAGACAGGAAAATGTTCGTCGTGCTGACCCCGAGTCTCCTATTGAATTGTTATCCCTCATTAAGGATTTGCATATAAATGGAAAACCCAAAATTATTCATTTCTTACAGTTGGTCTAACCCAACCCATGAACAATGGGTGATCGACTTAGCTAACGAGCTAACAGAATCTGGTGTTCATGTAATTCTTGATAAATGGGATCTAAAAGAAGGTCATGATTCAGTTGCTTTTATGGAAAAGATGGTTACAGATCCCCAGATAACCAAGGTAGCTATCATATGTGACGAGATATACGCAACAAAAGCTGATGGTCGTGCTGGAGGTGTAGGTACTGAAACTCAAATCATCTCTCGTGAAGTTTATGAGAATCAAGAACAAGGAAAATTTGTAGCGATCATTCCTGAGAGAGATTCCCAGGGTAAAGCATACCTACCGACATATTATAAATCCCGAATATATATTGATTTAAGCGAAGCCGACAGCTATACCGATAATTTCGAAAAACTGTTACGTTGGGTATATGACAAACCCCTTTATACGAGGCCTGTGATAGGAAAACAGCCTTCTTTTTTGGATAAATCAGATGGAATATCGCTGGGAACAACATCAATACACAAGAGAGCTATATCAGCAATTAAAGAAAATAAACCATTTATATCAGGTGCATTGGACGAGTATTTTTCTACCTTTAGTAGTAATCTTGAAAAATTTAGAATCACTGATAAAGAAGGTGAGTTTGATGATAAAATCATTGCCAGTATAGATGATTTTACCCCGTACAGGAACGAGGCAATTACATTATTTATTGCTCTCGCACAATATGCACCAACAGAAGAAAACATCCTTAAAGTTCATCGTTTCTTTGAAGCCTTGATCCCCTATATGAGTCACCCTGTAAATGGTAACCACTGGAATGAATGGGACTTCGATAATTTTAAGTTTATTATTCATGAACTTTTCCTATATGTGGTCGCTATTTTCACAAAATATGAAAAGTTCACAGAGGTTAACGTATTATTGTCACAGCAATACTATGTAAAAGAAAGAACTAATTATGGTAAGAATCCAATGGTTGGATATGAGGTTTTCCGAGAATACTTACGTTCCTTAGGGCATCGAAATGAACGGTTGAAACTAGGTCGTTTATCTATTTGTGCAGATCTACTTGAGCAAAGAAGTAAAAGTTCTGGTATAGAATTTCGTTATTTAATGCAAGCTGATTTTATATTATTTATTCGAAATGGAATGCAGAAAACTGGCCTTTATACCCGTTGGTTTCCAGACACTTTACTGTATGTTGGTCATTTTCATAGTGCATTTGAAATTTTTGCAAGATCTTCATCAAAGTCATACTTTGAAAAATCAAAATGTATTCTAGGCATAGATAAACCATCAGATCTTAATGAGTTGATGGAGGCTTATAGAACAGATACTCAAAGTGTACCAAGATGGCAGTTCGAGTCATTTATCCCTTCGGTATTACTTGGCTTTGAACAATTAGCAACAAAAGTATAACAAGAAATTGCTATCGGAGAATTTTTCACCTGCGCTCAAAATTATTCAGAGCGCAGCGTTTGAGTCTATTTCTTTGTTATAATAGTCCGAGGTATTTCCTGTGAGTAGCTCCATGTCAAGAGCAAAAGTTGATATATCTCTTTGTTTTATTCCGTTCTGTAGATTTGTGTTTTACTATTAAAGTTTTCTTGTATTGGAGAATGATACAATGGGTTTTATTATGAATGATGTTATGTGGTGGAAAATATCGCTTAATGGGTTTATGAATGGCTGGTTACCTGGCATTCTGACATTTCTATTAGGGTTGTGGTTTTCTAAAATATCTGACCGGAGAAAGCTTAGGCAGAAACTGAAGAATGATATTCTGGAGACTTTCATTCCTTTTTTTAATTCTGGCGAAACTATATCAATATCTATCGCAGAAGATGCTTGTCAAAAAATCAGAATGACGTTTAAGGCCTACAAAAGAATCTATCCAAATATATTAAATAGGGAATCAGAAAAGAAATTAGGAGAATTACTCAACGAAGGTTTTGTAGTGAATAATACAGTAAATAAAAAATTTCTAGAGCCTGAATACATCCAAAACTTATAGTTGGTGTATTGGGTTACGAATGGTTACCTCACCAGTGAAGATAATAAATAATGTAATTTTTCGTTTACCGCGTCGGATTTAGAAAATGAGCACCGGTGGCACTTTGGCTGCTTCACGTTCTTAGCAGACTGTTAGATTGAGTGGCGATTAATCTACATTACAGCATCAGTAATTATTTGAGGGCGTGATTCACAATGACGAACAGAACCAATAACAGAATAAATCCGATGATGCCTAAAATAATGCTGGTATTACTGTCCATGTGCATATTACCTTTGCCTGCCATCAGGTAAGCAGCAATAACGAAAGGAATGCAGAGAGCAGGGTGGATGGTGATCATTACGGCGGCCAGTATTAGGCAGACTATAAATAGTGTTGATGTCAT